TTCAAATATAATAAATATGGATATTATTGATATTACAAAATTAAATGTCGCTGATATATATAAAAATACAATTCAAACTATAATTGATATAATTAATGATATCATATTTTTAACGAATGATACTTATTATAATAGTGAATATAAGATATTATATAATAATATTATAAATATTATTTTTAAAAATGATAGAATATTTTATGTAGGTATTATATTTGTAATATTATCTTTTGTTATATATTTTATAGACGGAGTTTCAATATAAATGTGGTATTATAATTATTATAGTGCATTTTTGATATTAGCTATTATATTTTTTTTTATATCAAATCAAAATTTAAGTATATTACTAGCTATTATTATAATAATAATAATAAGTTATTTTTATTTTAATAAAATTAATAAATATGATAATGATAATAAATTAAATGATAAAAATTTAATTGCTTCAATTAATAATGATATTAAAGAAAGACAATATTTAATAGATGAAAATTATTTTTTAAAGAAATTTCCAAATGAAATTAAATATTTGCATAAAGATAAAGAATTATTTAATATAATCTTAAATATAAGATTTATAAAAAGATATGATTCTTCAAAATACTCAAATATAGTTTTTTATATTGATAAATTTTATAAAATTTATATGTTTATATTAGCAAATAGATATGATATTAAAAAATATTTTAGTACATTTTTATTATTAAGAACTACAATAATAAAAGAATTATATTCAATTTATGTTATTTTACCATTAAAAATGAAATATTATTATGGATTTGATTCATTTAATGAAATTAATAAATCAATTAAAAAATTTGTTGAATATTCAAGAACTATGATAAATATATTAGAAAGATATGGTTATCAAGAAAAAGAAATATTTTATTTAGATGATACTAAATATAAACCATATGAAAATAATTATATTAATGAAGTTTTTTAATAAATATCACGCATTAATGACATTTGTGGTGGGTTTGTATATGATGAGAATGTTAAATCACTGGTATTAGTGCTAAATGAAACATCACTATCATTATATAAATTAGCCATACCACCTCTTTTTGTTTTCTTCATAAAATCTTTTCTGAATGATTTTATTAATTTAAATATAAAATGGCGCATAGTTATTTTTGCTACATTAGATTTTATTGTTGTTGTCCCGCCATATTGAATAAGATTATTATTAAATAATTCTACATCAACTAAATTTTGAAATAAATTCATTGCTGTACTCATTAAATTAATTATATATTCTATTATATAATATTTTTTTAATATTAATTATTTACTATTAATAATATATAATGTCTCAAATTGAATTTACTCCTAAAATTATTATAGATGGTTCAACTTCAAATGAACCATTTGTTAGATTTACTCAAAATCATGAATGGACAACTAGTAATTTTTGTTTGCATGTAAATAATGGATATACTAATTTAAATGGAATAATTATAAATGGAGGATTAAACATAAATGATACATTTTATACGAGTAATAATAATAATATGTCATTTAATGTTACTGGTAATAATAATTTAATATTTAAAACAAATAATCTTGAAAGATTAAGGATATTAAATAATGGTAATATTGGAATAGGAACAACAAATGCACAAAATTATAAAGTTAATATAAATGGTTCTATTAATATATCATCTATTTTTAAAAATAATATTGAATTAGATAATATTTATCTAAGATTAGATTCAAATTGTTGGCTTTTAAATAGAAGTTCTAATACATTATATACTGATCCTAATTCAAATATTTCAAAAATTGGTATTGGAAATACTGATCCTTTTGGTTATTTTCACATTGGTTCTCCTAATGTTGAAAATAGTGATGGCAATATTGTATTATCAAGAAATATTAATAATACAACTAGTCATAATTTTAAATTAGGATATGATGATAATTTTAATTTTGTAATGGGTAATTTAATAAATAATGGAACTAAAGAATGGACTTCTCAATTTTATATTAATCATAATGCACCTGTTAATTCTTTAATTATTTCTGATTCTGGTAATATTGGTATAAATACTTCTATAACTACAACATATAAAGTTAATATTAATGGTTCTTTAAATGCTTCTTCTATAAATACAATTGATGGACATAATATTAGTAATTTAGATTATAATTTTATAACTTTAAATTCACCTAATTTAATGAATTTAAATAATTGGACTTGTAATATTGTTAATAATGTTATTTATAATACTGATTTTAATACTAGTGTAGGCATTGGAACTTCTACTCTTTTCTTACAAGTTGATGAATTTACTAGAATTAACTATAAATTAAATGTAAATGGCATTATTAATTCAGCTAATTATTTTATTAATGGACAAAATATTCAAACTATTTATTTACCTAGAGCTATTGCATCAGCAACATATTTAACTATTGCAGTATTTAATGAATCTAATATTTGGACTAGAGAAACAAATGCGCAAAATGAAACAACTATTAAATTAAATAATGCTAATAATCAAAATACAATTCAATTAGGTACTTTTGATCCAACTGCTTCTATTAATAAAATATTTTTAAATGTTTATGGTAAAATTAAAGCAAATTTATTTGAAGGAAATGGTGCTTTTTTAGAAGAAATTCAATGGGATAATATTAATAAAAGTACAATGCCACAATATTTAGATTTTGATACAGCATCTGAGTTTTATTATCAAAAAAGTTTTATTAATACTAATTATTCCAATATTATAATGAATTCTGTTAAAACCATCTATGCAACACTGGAAGAAACAGACGCACTTAGAAGAACTATTGGTAATGTTTATACTGCTATACCTAAGGAAAAAATTGCTGATATTATTAATACATTAGCAGTAAATAAACAATTAAGTGTGTTTTTTTCAAATATTGAAAATTTGCCTTTTAAGTTTAATTCAAGTAATTTTGGATTTAATACAGATGCATCAGCAATTAAAAATAATATTATAAGTATTGGTGGTTCATTATTAACAACTAATTTAATATCATCAAGTAATATTTATGAAAATAATTTATTATTAGATAATATATATTTATCATCAAATAATTATATTAAAGATATTTTTAATTATGATAAATTTATAGATAGAGTAAGATCTCAATTTACATCTGAAAAAATATATCCACCACCATTAACAGTATTTAATGAATTTGATTCAAATATTGTTTTAAATTCTCAGTATGGTAATGGAATATATTTTATTCAATCATCTACATCATTAATAAATACTATTATTCCTACTCCTCCAGCAGATGCTGATAATGCACCTGCAAGAAATTTATTTAATACGACAACATCATCATCTGTATTATTATGGGGGAATAATTCAATTGCTGGTTTTAATTATTCAATTACTCCTAATAATACTACTACAAATGATAATTTAAAAACTGTTATAATTTCATCATCGGGAGCAACATTATTAACATTATATGGACATTCGATATTATTATACTATTCAAAAAAATTTATTGCAACTAAAATTGATATAATTACATATAATGATACAATTATTACAAACAATGAAAATTTTCCTAAAGAAATATATTTACTTGGAGGAAATAATAATATTAATTTACGTAAAAGTCAATCTGCATATAATCTTGATGGAAATACAGCAGTTTGGGATATTATATTAAATAAAATTACACTTAATCCAAGTGATTATAAAATTGAATTTGAGAGTGGCGGAGTTAAATTAATGAGGATTACTGTAAATATTCCAAATAATATTAAAGAATATTTATATTATAAATTAATAATAACATCAGTTATAGGTTCAGCTGTACTACGTATTCAAAAACTTAGATTTTATGGTGTTGAAAATATTAAAAATTGGTTTCATTCAGGAGATAATATTTATAGTTTATCTAATATTAGTATTGGAACTATTGATAATGCATCACCATATATTTTAAATGTTAATGGTGATATTTATACCAATGCCAATATTTATGCTAATTCAAATATTGGTATTGGTATAACTACTCCATTAGGAAATTTACATATTGGAACACCTTATTCAACTAGTGATGGAACATTAATTATATCTAAAAATAATAATACAAGTAATCGCAATTTTAAATTTGGATATGACTCAGATTTTAATTTTGTTTTAGGTGATTTTGGAAGTAATAATGATATTTCTAGAATATGGATAAAACAATTTTATATTAATTCTAATGCTCCTGAAAATTCATTTATGATTAATTCATATGGCAATATTGGAATTAATACAAATAATCAAACGATAAATCAAAAATTGTTTATAAATGGTAATGTAAATATTACCGGATCTATAAATCAAAGTGATGATAATACATCAAATACATTTAAATCAAATATTTATGCATCTAATAATATTTTTATATTTAATAATTTAAATGTTTCAAATATTTTTACATCTAATATTAATGTTTCAAAATATATTAATGTTAATGGTATAATATATGCATCTAGTAATATTAGTATTGGAACTTCTACAAATTTAAAAGCATCTTTAAATATTGAATCAGTAATTAACACAATTGGAATTTGGAATGCATGTTCTACTTTAAATACAGGTAATAAAATAGCATCATTTATAGGTAAAGATATTATATATAAAAATGGATTTTATAATTATTATTGTCATCAAGGAAATAATAATAATTATTTATCATGGGCAACATCAAATATTTCAACAAGTATTGATACAGCACCTGATATATTATGTATAAATGCATCAAAATTTGTTGGTATTGGAATTACAAATCCAACTGCATTATTTCAAATTCGTAATGGTGGTAAATTTAAAATATCTCCAAATGATAATGATTATGCATTAATCGGATTAAATGATATTGACAGTGCTACAAATACTAAAATAAATTTAAATGGTGGTACAAATAAAAGTATTGAATATTCGGCAGCTTTAGGTGGTCATATTTTTTATACCAATAACTCAAATGAACAAATGAGAATAAATAATTCAGGAAATATAAGTATAGGAAATACATCTGATATTTATAAATTAAATGTACATGGTGATATTTATACATCATCTAATATTTATGCATTTTCTAATATAGGTATTGGAATAACTACACCTTTAGGAAATCTACATATTGCATCACCAAATAATAATAGTGATGGAACATTAATTATATCTAAAAATGATAATATTAATAATAGAAATTTTAAATTTGGATATGACTCAAATTTTAATTTTACTTTAGGTGATTTTGGAACTTCAGATAATGATTCAAAAACATGGATAAAACAATTTTATATTAATTCTAATGCACCTGATTATTCATTAATAATTAATAATACTGGTTTAATTGGTATTGGTATATCTACACCATTAGGAAATTTACATATTGGAACACCTTATTCAACTAGTGATGGAACATTAGTTATATCTAAAAATAATAATACAAGTAATCGCAATTTTAAATTTGGATATGACTCTGATTTTAATTTTGTATTTGGAGATTTTGGAAGTAATAATGACGTTTCGAGAAAATGGACAAAACAATTTTTTATTAATTCTAATGCATCTGAAAATTCTTTAACAATTAACTCAAATGGAAATGTTGGAATTGGTACAAGTTCTGCATTAGATCAAAAATTATTTATAAATGGAAATACAACTATCAATAATGGAGTATTAAATCAAACATCAACTGGTGGATTTCCTAATTATTTTAAAAATGCTATTTTAATTAATACACAAACTAATAGTCTTGATTATAGATTAAATGTTAATGGAAGTGTTAATATTGAATCAATTTTAAATACATCAAATTTAAATGTTAATTATACAACTTTTTTAAGAGGTCTTGTAAGAATTGGAGAAATACCAGTAGTTCCTTATGAAACATACAATGTATATATTCATAATAATACTTGTATAAATGGAAATGTATTAATTACAACAGGTGATTTTACACATACAACAGGTAATTTTTTTATTAATTCAACAAATTTATATGTTGCAAATAAATCATCGTTTATGGGAAATGTTGGAATTGGAACAAGTACAAACATAAATAATATTTTTCAAGTTGGTGATGGTGGAAAATTAAGAATAGCTAATAATACTACTGATTATACAGTAATTGGAACAAATGATAAAAATCCAAATTCTACAAATACAAGAATTATTATTAATGGTAATGCTAAATCTGGTAATCTAGGTGATATACAATATTATACAACAACTACAGGTAAACATTTATTTTATTCAGGTGGAGGGGAAACTGAATTAATGAGAATTGATAATAATGGTAATGTAGGGATAGGTACTGTTAATTCTGAAAGTGTTAAATTAAATGTTAATGGTAATATAAATACATTTGGAACAGGAACTATTAATTGTTTATCATTAATATCAAGTAATAATATTATAGTAGGTACTGATCCATTAAATAAAACTAAATATTTAAATGTCTATGGATCAATATTTGCAACATCAAATATTATAGCTACAAGTAATATAATAACAAGTAATATTAATTCGTCTAATATTAATAATTATGGCAATATTAGTAATATTGGTAATTTAATTATAACAGGTAATATTAATCAAACTGGTTCATATAACTTTAATGGGTCAGTTTTTAATATTGGAGCTATTACAGATACAAATAAATCATTTATAATTGGAGGTAATATTATATCAACTAGTAATATTACAGCATATTCAAATATCGAAACAACAACTATTAGAAGTATATTTAGTTCTAATGCTAGTAATTTATATACACGTAATATAATTGTTTCAGGTAGTACAATATTAAATAGTAATATTATTCAAAATAATGATTTTCCAATTACTTTAGCTGGTAATTTAACATTAAATTCATCTACAAGTGATGAACAAATAACTATTAATAATACTAATTCAACTAAATATTCAAGAATTAAATTTACAAATAATGATCCAAGCAATATTTTTGGATATATTGGTATTGGAGGAACTAATATTTCAGGTAATTATAGAAATAATATATTTATTCAATCAAAAAATAACATTATTTTAAATTCAGGTAATAATTCTACCGCATCTATACCATCATTATTAATTGTATCTAATGGTAATATAGGTATTTCAACAGATACTGCTAATAATATTTTTCAAATTGGTGATGGTGGAAAATTAAGAATAGCAAATGATGGTTTTGATTATACAGTTATCGGATCAAGTAATTTAAATTTTAATTCTTTTAATACACGAATTATTATTAATGGTTATGAAAAACAAACTAATAAGGGTGATATACAATATTATACAACAAATACAGGAAAACATTTATTTTATTCTGGTGGAACAAATGAATTAATGAGAATTGATAATACAGGTAATATAGGAATAGGAACTGTTAATTCAGATAATTTTAAATTAAATGTTAATGGTGTATTAAATGTTAATAATTTAATTAAAGAAAATTCAAGTTATTTAAGTAATGTTTATGTTAAATTAGAAAATTTAAGTAATTTAAATAACTTAAATTTTAACTTAAAAAAGAAATTTGCATATAATTGTATTATTAATGATAAATTAGAAGATTCATATCCACTTAAATATAATTCAACTACATATTATAAATGGGATATTGATTTAAGAAATATTACAATATTTTTAACAAATACAAGTAATAATTATAGTGTTAATTATAGATTATTTAATATTAAATGTTTTTTAAATAATTGTAGTTTTGAAACATTTAATTTAGGAATTCCAAATATTTTACAATATGATATTTATATGTCAACTAATCCGTATATGCATAAATCATATCCCGATACTATAACACCTAAATCAGGATTAAATATTTGTGCTATTGGAACACCAGAAAATTATAAATTAGAAAATATTTTACCATCTTATATAACATTATTAAGATGTGATAATTATGTAGATAATGATTTTAATTATTTATCTCTAGTTTCACCTCATTCTAATTTATCTGTTTCATTTATTATTGAAGATTATTTATCTTAAAAACCATTTGATATAAATGTTTAATTATTATTAATAGATAAATAAAAAAATGGAATTAGATATTTTTGTTAATTATATTAAAGAAACTAATAATAATAATAATGGAAAAAATATTAAATTAAAAGATGATATTGATATAATAAAATTACAATATTATTTATGTAAAAAAATAAAAAATTGTTTTTTATTTATAAATTATTACGATAATTATTATAAAAATATAATATATCATTACTATAATAATAATATTTATGGAATTATTAAAAAAGATTATAATATTTTTTATATTTGGAAAATTAAATCATAGAAAATAATAATTATCATTAATAGATATGGACAATAAATCATTATTATTATTAATTATATTATTTATAATAATTTTTATAATTATTATTATTATTTTTATTGTTAATAATAAAAATCAAACTATTGAAAAATTTGCATCTAAAAATAATATTTTTGCATCTTATATGAATTATCCACGTATATTATTACAAAATTCAAGTGATAGATATAATTCAATAATATCATATTTTCCTTCTGATGCTACTAAAATAATTCCAGGAGGATTAAATTTAAGCGAAAAATATGATATTACTGCTTCATCATCTTTAAATAATTTAGGAATAAATGGATATGGAACATATTATATTAATAGCACATTTTATATTAATAATCCATCTGATAGAAATTGTATTTCATCATCATTTAATAATAGAAATTTAGTTACTTTAATATCAGCAAATAATAATTATGATAATATTATATCAATAGTATATCCAGAAAGATTTCAATTTAAGGGAATTGAAATTATGCTAAATAGTGATGCTAAAAATATATTAGAAAATAAGATAATGTTATATGGATTATTTAATTCTTCTCCTTCTATGATAAATACAACAGTTAATTTTAATAATAATGTAATAACTTTATCAATAGTAAATATTAATGATATTGTAATATTTGATAATACATTATATATAATTTTTGATAAAAAAGTTAATAGATTGGAAATTTTAAGTATAAAAATATTTGGAGAACCTTATAATACTATTACAACTACTAGTATAATTCAAAATACAACAGGTGCATTAAATAATAGAGATATTAGCATTTTTACTGATAATAAATTTGAAGTATTACCAAATATATATACTAATATACAATATGCTATTAATAATAATGAAGATAACAAAAATTATGAGAGAACAATAACTGACAAATTTAAATATTTATTAATAAATAATAGACCTCCATGGGGTATGTATAATGCTAAAAATGTTTCAGATAATACACTAAATGATGTTTTTAATAGAGAATGTAAAAAAGCTAATATTGAAGGTGGATATGAAATTATTAAAGAAAATGTTGGTCGAAATAATGCAAATATTACTTATTTAAAAGGAACAACTGCAACTACTATAACATTTCCAATAGGTAGTTTACCTGAAAAATATACAATTTGTTTAATGTCTAAATATACAAATTTAAATACTAATAGAAGTAGAATATTAACAGCAAAATATCCAAGAAATTGGCTTTTAGGACATTGGGGAAATAGGAAAAATGGAGTAATGTACAATGATAATTGGATATATTATAATAATGATATAGATAATACTAATGATTGGCGTATTAGTTGCGTTAAATCAAATGCAACTAATTATTCATATAGTTATATTATTAATAATATTAATATAGCTTCTACAAATGCAAATGGTAATTTTGATAATTCAGCAGTATTAAAAATTAATGGATGGCCTGATGAAAAATCTGATTTTGGTTTAGCATATTTAATTATTTGGGATGTTGTTTTAACTGATTCAGAATTATTATTAGCGTCACAAGCTTTAACAAATTATTCAATAACAGGAGAAGAACTTAATATAAACAGTGTTAAAATTACTGAAAATAACTATGGTACATCAAGATATAATCCTGGTAATTCTGCATTAGATATTAAACTTAAAACATGTACAAATATAAATGGTGAATATTGGATTAAAAACCCTATTACTGGAAATGCAGATAAAGTATATTGTATTATGGATAGTGAATGTTATGGTGGTGGATGGATGTTAGCAATAAAAGGAACAAATAAATCAGGAATTTTTTCATTTGATGGAGTTGAACATGAATTAAATGGTCGTAATAAAAATGGACAATTAAATAAAATAAATCATTGGGAAACAAATTCTACTGTTCAAAAAGATGAACCATTTAATTTAGACATTGATGCTAAATATGATATTTTCAATCATTTTAAAGTTACTGAATGTTTAGCTATTTTTAATTCAAGTGATACGGGAGGTGTTGTTAATAAACCAAATTATGGTTGGACATGGCATGAACCAAAATTTTATAATGGTAATTTATCATTAAGAGATTTTTTTGCAACATATAGATCTCAATTTACTTATTATAGTAGTAGTGATTATGATTTTGTAGCTGGATATAATAATAATAATAATGAACCTAGTAAAAAATACGATCCTGCATATATAACTCGCGTATTTGCAGCAAATAAAGATAATTTTAATCAAACTATTATGGAACAAAAATATACATCAAAAATATGGTCTCGACAAGATGGTTTCAGATCATTTGGATTTAATATTATACCAATAAATTATGTTACTCATAAGGTTAGATGGGGTGGTATATTTAATAATGAAGGTGATGTTAATACAAGTGATGTTGGAGGTGGTATTGGATTAAATAATAACTGGAATGCAGGAAATTATCATACATGTTGTGAATCAGATCCGAGAGCTTCTTTAAAACAAATGGGTTTTAAATGGTTTATAAAATAAATTTATATAAAAATAAAATATATATATAAATTAAATATAATGTTTTCTGATATTCGTCAATTCATTGCTTTAACATCAAAATCTAATATTGAATGTATTCAAAATTATGTTCCATTAGTATTTCCTTCAGGACATCCAGAAGAGGTTAATTATTATAAAGATGCTAAAATTTGTTTGAGTGAAGTTGTTGATGAAGAATCAAATAATTGATTTTAATTATTTTTTTTAATTATTATAGATAACCTACTATAATAATGAGTGCTGTTGGATTTGATCCAATATTAATTGTATCAGTTATAATTATGCAAATAGGAGCTAGACATTTAGATTTAGAATTAACAGATTTTCAAAAGAAATTAATTAAAAATAAAATAGTTCAGGCATTAATATTATTTGGACTTATTTATATACCAGTAAGAGATATTGGAAAATCAATAATGGTTTTAATATTAATTTATTTAATTATTTATGTTATGTTTAATGAAAATAATAATTATAATTTATTTTCAAAAAAATATTTATATAAGGAGGGAATAATTGCAAATTATAATGATTTTAAAAAAAAATATTATGATAATTTATCAACTTTAATATAAAAATAAAAATTGATTATATATTTAAAATTAACTTATATAATAAATAGATATGTCAATATATAATGAATTATCATATAATGCTCAAAAAGTTATCATTGAGGAAGTTAAAGGCATTCAATTTAGTGTATTAGGACCTGATGAAATTATTAAAAGATCAGTTGTTAAAGTTACTAAAACAGATACTTATGCTGGTAGCGAACCTATTGTGGGTGGATTATTTGATCCTCGTATGGGTGTATTAGAACATAATAAAGTTTGTACAACATGCGAACAAAAAAATGTATTCTGTCCTGGACATTTCGGACATATTGAATTGGCTAAACCAGTATTTCATGCAATGTTTTTTGATATTGTTAAAAAAATATTAAAATGTGTATGTTTTAGATGTTCGCGAATGTTAATATCTCAACATACAGCAATTGAAGAATTAAAGAATGAGATGACACGTATATTAGCTATTAAAAATAATCAGAAAAGATGGGAGGCATATTTTAAATTATGTAATACAACAACTAAAATTAAAATTTGTGGTGATGATAAACATATTGGATGTGGAAGTAAGCAACCAGATAGATATAATAAAGAAGCATCAATGAAAATTATTGCTGAATGGAAAGATAAATCTAAAGAAACATCAATTCAACAAGAATTTACAGCTGAAGATGTTTTAAGAATTTTCAAACGTATCACAAATGAAGATATGGAATTGATGGGATTTAATTCTAAATGGAATAGACCAGAATGGATGATATGTACTGTATTACCGGTGCCTCCTCCTGCTGTTCGTCCAAGTATTATTGAAGAAAATGGACAACGTCGAGAAGATGATTTAACTCATAAATTAAGTGATATTATAAAAACTAATAATAATATTTTTGATAAGATTACAAAAGGAGCAAGTGAAGAAACTATTAAATTAATTACAATGGTTCTTCAATATCATGTATTTACATTTATTGATAATCAAATTCCTGGATTAGCACCATCTCAGCAGAGAAATGGGCGTCGTCTTCGTTCTGTTTGTGATAGAATGAAGAAGAAAGAGGGAAGAATTAGAGGTAATTTGAATGGTAAACGTGTTGATCAATCTGCACGTTCTGTTATTACTCCAGATCCTTATATTAGTATTGATGAATTAGGAGTGCCAATTCGTGTTGCTTTAAATATTACATTTCAAGAAACAGTTAATGAATATAATATTGAAGAAATGAGAAAATTAATTATGAATGGTTCAAATAAATGGCCTGGTGCTAAATATGTTAAGAAGACAAATGAAATTGGTCCTATTAATTTAAAATATGCAGATTTAGGAAAAATAGCTGCTGAATTGCATTATGGTGATGTAGTTCATAGACATTTAAATGACGGTGATTATGTATTATTTAATCGCCAACCATCTTTACATAAGATGAGTATGATGTGTCATAAAGTAATTATTATGCCTTATCAAACGTTTCGATTAAATGTTTTAGATACACCACCATATAATGCAGATTTCGACGGAGATGAAATGAATTTACATTGTCCTCAAAATATTCAAACTATGAGTGAATTAAAAGATTTAGCAGCTGTACCATATTTAATCTTAGCTCCAAGAGATGGTAAACCGAGTATTGAAGTAGTTCAAGATACTTTAGTTGGTTCTTTCAGAGCTTCTAAGGATTATGTTGTAGTTGCTGATAAACAAATGGCAAATTTACAAATGGTTAATAGTTATTTTAAAGGTAAATTAGAAAAACCATCAAAAGATTATACATATACTGGTAAAGATTTATTTTCAGAAATTATGCCTCCATCATTATTCATTGAAATGACTAATAAAGCGGGTGAAAAAGTAGTTATTAATAATAGCAAACTTATTTCAGGAACATTAGATAAATTAGTATTTCATAATATTACAAATGGATTAATTCCTGTTATTTATCATGATTATGGACCTGTTGAAATTAAAAAATTCTTAGATAATACTCAACGATTAATTTGTAGATGGTTATTAACATCTGGATTTAGTATTGGTATTAGTGATTTAGTCACAGATACTAGCACTGATTTAGAATTAAATGATAAGATCAAAGAAATGAAAGCTAGTGCATATAAAAAATTAGAAGATATGAGAAAAGGAGATTTAGAAAACAATTCTATATTTTCAAATGAAGAATTTTTAGAAAGAGAAATTATCGGAATTCTTAATCAAACTACAAATGAAGTTGCTAAAATTAGTTTAGCTAAAATTGATGAAAGAACTAATCGCATGTTTAATATGGTTAAATCTGGTTCAAAAGGTAAAGAAACTAATATTGCTCAAATTATGGCATGTGTTGGGCAACAAAACGTTGATGGACGTCGTATTGCTTATGGTTATACTGATAGAACATTACCACATTATACTAAATATGATGATGGACCTGAAGCTCGTGGATTTGTTGAGAGTAGTTTCATTAGTGGTTTATCACCACAAGAAGTATTCTTTCATGCCATGGGAGGACGTGAAGGTTTAATTGATACAGCTGTTAAATCAGTTACAGGTGATACACCTATTATTATTATTGAAAATGGAGAATGTAAATGTGTAAATATTGGAGATTGGATTGATTCTAAATTAGATAATCCAAATAATAAAAAAGATATAGAACAATTTGGACCAGAAGATATGAATATGGAAATGTTAGGACTATCTAATGATATTTATATTCCTACAGCAGATAATGATGGAAATACTAGTTGGGGTGAAGTTACAGCAATTACAAGACATGATCCACAAGAAGATTTATATAAAGTTGTTACTCAAAGTGGTAGAGAAATTATAGTGCCAAATTCAAAAACTCTTTTAATTTGGAATGAAAAAGAGTTTGAGGCAATTAAAACAGAAGAAGTAAAAATTGGAGATTATGTTCCTACAACTATTTCTTTACCTGAACCTCCTATAATTAAAAATGAAATAGATATGTCATTATATTTTCCTAAAGATGATGAATTAGATAAAATATCTATATTTGAATTAAATAGAGAAAATGGAGTATTTATTGGATTATTTATAGCAGTTGGAAATACAATAGATTTTAGCGGAAGTGTTGCAATTATTAAAGAAGAACCTTCTATATTAGAATTTGTTAAAAATTGGTTTGAAAAGTTTAATATTACATATAAAATTGAACCAACATCTATTATAGGTGATAGTTCATTATTAGCAAGATTTTTAGATAAATTTGTAGGAACTAATTCTTATAATATTCCAGATATTGCTCATATTGCACCTAAAGAATTTATAGTTGGATTATTAGATGGTTATTTTTCAGGAGATGGTTCTTTTGGAGAAGATGGAGAAATTTCAGCAACATCATCTTCTAAAAAATTAATTCAAGGTATTAGTTTATTATGTAATAGATTAGGAATATTTGGTAAATTATCAATTAACTTAAATATGATAGATATTACAGAACAATGGAGTAGAAAATTTGCAAGTGAAATAACTTTAACAAATGAAAGTAAAAACAAAAAATTAGAAATTAATAATAATAAAACTAATTTACATAAAAATTATAAAGAACATAATAATATTGTATTAGATAAAATTATTAATATTACTATTTTAAATCCTGATGAAAAAGTTAATTATGCAAAGTTATATGATTTAACAATTCCTTCAACTAAGAATTTTATGAATATTACTGGTTTAACGGTATACGATACCTCAGAAACAGGATATATTCAACGTAGATTAGTTAAAGCAATGGAGGATGCAAAGATTAATTATGATAATACAGTAAGAAATGCAAATGGTGCAATTATTCAATTTATTTATGGAGAAGATGGAATGGATGGATGTAAAATAGAAACACAATTAATTCCAACAATTGAAATGAGATTTTTAGATATGGAAGTTAAATATAATTTAACAACTGCAGATAAATTAGAAAGTTATTTAACACCAGAAGCAAATAAAAAAATAACAAAACAAACATTTGATAGATGTAAAGAACATTTTAAAGAATTGGTAGAAGATAAGAATTTTATTATTACAAAAGTTAATAAAAATAGAAAAAGTAGTATTATTAATTATCCCATACCATTTAATAGAATAATTAAGACATGTATTAAGAGACGCGAGTCAAGTAATATAGCAGCTACATTAACTGATTTAACACCTGATTATATTTTAGATAAAATAGATGAATTAAAAGAAAATTTATATATTAAAGATACTGAACAAGGTATGATATATTTTCATATATTATTACGAGTTTATTTATCACCAAAAAAAATAATTATTGAACAAAATTTTAGTAAATCAATGTTTGATTGGATAGTTTTGCAAGTATATGAATATTTTAAAGAAGCTATTGCACAACCTAGTGAAATGGTAGGTATTATTGCGGCACAAACAATTGGAGAAATGGGAACACAAATGACATTAGACTCATTTCACGTTTCAGGAACAGCAGCAGCAGTTAAAGCGACAAGTGGTGTTCCAAGATTGAAAGAAATTTTAAGTGCAACAAAGAAAACAAAAACGCCAACATTAATTATATATATGAAACCAGATGTTGCATCTGTTAAAAATCCAAAAATTGCAGAAGATGGTATTGAATATATAGATGAAAGAATTGAACAAACTAAAAGTATTGCAATGTCTATTAAGAATTCAATTGAAATTACAAATTTATCAAATATTTTAGAGTATAGTGAAATTTTCTGGGATAGTGGTAAATTAGATACAACTATTGATTCAGATAAAGGTATATTAGATATTTATAAAAAATTTGCTGCATTAGATAGTAGTGCTAATAAATGTAGAAGTGACTCACCATGGGTATTAAGAATGAAATTTAATAAAGAAAAGATGAATGCATTTGGATTAAGAATGATTGATATTTATACAAAATTAAATAAAGCATATAATCGATATATAGATTGTGTATATAGTGATGATAATGCAGATGAATGTATATTTAGAATTAGATTAACTGAATATGCTTTAAAAGATATTGAAAATAAAGATGAAGTTGCAGCACTAAAAGCAATGGAACATAATATTGTTTATCAAGTATTATTAAAAGGAGTTAAGGGAATTAATAAAGTATCCTTAAATAAAAAGAAATATGATATTTATAATCCGGAGGAGGAAACATTTGATAAAGTTGTAGAATGGGTCTTAGATACTGATGGAACAAATTTAATTGAAATTTTATCAAATCCAAATATTGATTCAACAAGAACTATATCAAATGATATTAGAGAAATATATACTGTTTTAGGAGTAGAAGCAGCAAGAAATGCTTTATATCATGAATTAGTTAATGTAACAGGCGAAGGTTCAATGAATTACAGACATTTATCATTATTAATAGATACGATGACATTTAGAGGTAATTTAATGTCAATTGATCGTCACGGAATTAATAGAAATGCTAGTAGTGCATTAAGTAAATCATCATTTGAGGAAAGTGTTGATATGTTAATTAATGCAAGTATATTTTCAGAATATGATAATACGAGTGGTGTTTCTCCTCAAGTTATGTTAGGTAAAGTACCAAATTGTGGTTCTGGAAACTTTGATATAGTATTAGATGAAGAACATTTAATGGAATTAATTAAAAATGTTAAACAAACAAAAGAAAATAAATATAATTTAGATGATGTAGTCGAAGATGATGACGAAGATATTGATTGTTTAGAAGAAAATATCGCATTCAATATTACTATTAATAATAAAGATGAATGTTATAATGTAAAAGAACCAGAAATAAAAATCATTTAAAAATACCAAAAAAATAGATTTTGATATATATAAAATATTTATTTTTTTATTATTTGAACAGGTCCCTGATATTATCAGTAATAAATGTTTTGGTTATTCCATTTTCAGATTTTAATGTTACATGATAATCACTATTATGATGTTTCACGATTTGAAATGAAATAGCCTCTTCACTACTGAACATATTCATAATATCTTCTTTAGAACTTTTATAAACCATTTGAAAGATTTTAATACTAATATTTTAAAATTATAATATCAATTTTTAATATTAATACTATAAAAATAAAACTTATTTTTAGATGATGACATTGTATCAAATAATAAAAAATACCAAAAATAAATTTTGATAAATATTACTTTTTTAATCTTTGAACAAATCTTCCCAATTGTCAGTAATAAATAATTTTGTTGCTCCTGATTCCGACGTAAGTCGAACTAGATATTCATTTCCATCTTGTTTTTTAATATCAATTGAAATTGAATTTTCTCCTTCGAACATTTTCATAATATCTTGCTTAGAAGCTTTATAAACCATTTGAAAGATTTTAAAACTATAATATCAATTTTTAATATTAATACTATAAAAATAAGTTTTATTTTTTAGTTAAACAGAAACAATTTGATTTAATTTCATTATTAATTTTAATAGCACCATTTGCACATGCTACAATTGTATCAATAATATCTAAAGCAATATTGCTATTTAAGAGACTAGTAATAGAAATAATAATATTTTGATTATTAGCTTTTATAAAAACATTGTCATTATTATCAATAAATTCTTTTAATATATTAATAACTAATTCTTTTTTATCATTACCTTTTAAATGTTTAAGTAATTCAATTTCTTCCATAATAAAAGTAATTAATTGAATAGAATTAATTGAATTTAAATCTATATTATGATTAAGTAATTTTAATTCAATATTATTTTTATCCATATTTATATAAATATAAATATTATTTTTGAGCATTAATATGTTCAGTTATTAAATATTTAATAACCAATGGAATATCAGCCATTTTAATATAAATAGATTTATCACTAACGGGAATAATAGTTTTATCAACAATTAAATTATAAATAGTTTTATAATCGTCATCAAATTTATATAAAATAATTAGAGGCCTATTTTCATAATTCATAGTAGGTGCTTTATAAAAAGTCGATGATAGTAAAAGATCTTCAATATCCCCTCTAATAACAGGAATATCTTTATTATTAGCTCCATATTTACTGCGATGAATTGTAATAATATTAATATTTAATATTTTTGACATTGCTAAAATATGATAATCATTTGGATATAATTGTTCTTTAATATTACTAATAATATTTGTAAATAATAATTTACGGTCATTATTAGTAATTGTGCTATAATATTGTTCCCAAAATAAATTAAAATTAGTATATTTTTTTCCTATAACATCAGAAAGTAGTTTATAAAAATAAGGATCATCAAATAAAGATTTTAATAATAATTTAATAGATTTGTAATCTTTTGCAGTGAAAATAATTTGAATATCATTAAATGCTGAAGTTTCTAAATCCGAATAAGTAGTTTTAATATTTAAATATTTAGCTAACCATAAATAAAAATCTTTAATAAAATTTTTATCATAATTATTATTTTTAATATAAATCATATTACTCCATGTTGATTTTTTATGCATTGTCCATTTACTATTTAATTTTTCATGTGATCCATTAAAAATTGCAGGTAATTGAATATTTTCATCTTCTATAGCTAAATTATAAATATAATCTTTTGTTTGAAAAGTAGTGAATGCATTATTAGGTGTTGATTGATGATAAATTAATAATTTTGGTGGAATATGATTTTGAATTGCTATTTGAGAGAATATAAATTGATTATTTTCTTCTTTTATTAATGGATTTAAGAAATCATATTTATAATAAACAATAAAATTATTTAGAAATCTTTTAATATGTTTTTTAGATATAAAAGGTATTTCTTCTAATATTACACGTAATTTAGCTGTTTCTGGATTTTTAGTTAAATTTAATTCTTTAAATAGTTGTTTAATTCGTTCATTTCTATTTAAAGAAACTAAATAATTAAAGGTTTTATCAGATAATTGTAAGATTTTATTATAAATCATATGTTGTAATTGATACCATTTTTTATTATTATTATCATTAATAAGTTGATATTTATATAAGTCATCAATAATTTGTGAATGAATAATATCATTAGTTAGTGGTATTTTTTGAACAATTAAATTATAATAATATTCAAATTGAGTTGTTGTAATTAATTTTCCAAAATCATATTTAATATTTAATAAATTACATTTATCAATAAATAAATTATAATCTCTAATTAAAACATTAAAATTAATATTATTATTAATAATATCATCATAAAATAATATTTCAATAATATCTAAATCAATTATTAATCTTGGTAAAAAACTAATACTTATTTTATCAATAATAATAAAAAACCCTGATTTAGTAATAAAATGAGTTATAGATAAATCACTATTAATAACTATTGTTGTTATTATAAATTTTTCTTTCATTCCTAGATTATTAAATTTACTCCATGTATGTAATGAATAAATATTATTATAAATTGCATAATTTGCATTATATGATTGTTTTAATGCACTACATTCACTAAATAATTTTTTGATATGCTTATATTCATTTAATGATATTAATTTTTCACCATCAATACCTTTTAATTTTAATTCAATTGGTTCATAATAATATTTATCTTTAAATAACATTTTAGAAAGCATTAATATTTGTCCATTAAGTTCCATAGAACCTATTAAATCTTCAAAACTGGTATAATAAGGACATATAATTGATGTAGTATCACCTTGTTTTTCCCATATAACTAAAAGAACATTATAAAGAGAACTAATTAATGAATAAAGATAATAAGGAGATTTGCTAGTAGGATAATCGTTAGATCGAATATAATTTAAGAATTTTTTATAACTTTTAAAGATACCTAAAAGTCTTGATAATTTATAATTAGCTTTATTTAAATTACTAATTTTTGAATTTAAATGAAATTTTTCTAAATGATTTTCTAATTCAGATATTAATAATTTATTATTTTCAGGTATTATAGGTAAATTATCCATGAAAGCTTTACAAACATTACCATTTTCTAAACTCATATATTTTATCAAATCCATTTTTTTTGAAATATCACTAATAAAATGTTCTTTTGATTTAAAATTTAATCCATGAGCAATAGCACTAATAATACTATCATTATGAATATTTTTAAGTTTTTTTGTTGTTTTATGTAAAATACCTTTACGAACAAAACATTTATCAGTTTTATTTAACATCTTTGAACATAAAGAAAATTTAACATTTGGAAATAATAATTCATGTAAAGATTGAGGAATTGCACCATATCTGCCAACTGCAATTGGAGCAGTATTAACAAGATAATTTTCATCTTTATTAATTATAACTTCTTCTGGTTTATTATCATTATAAAATTTACATTTATTTAATTCTTCATCTTTAGGTTCTTTCTTAAAACAACATGGAACACATAAATTATTTTCATCTGGTTTAATTAATTTAACATATCTTTTCTTTTTTGGATCATTTTCAAAAAATAATTCCATAGGTTCTTCACCTTCAATTGGACATTTTTCATTAGGATATTTATCAGCATTTAGGGGTATTTTTGATTGAGGACACCATAAACGAGGACATGTATAAACATTTTTAATTTCGTCTTTACTTCCATAAGTAATATCATTATCAAAATGATAAGTACCATTTTTTATTAATGATTGTTTATAATCTTCTGTAAATACAATTGGTTGATTAATTGCTTGACATTTACTTCTAGCATAATTATTTAAAAATAAATCTTTATCAGCTTTTTGTAATAAATTAATAAAATAACTATGTTTTTCTTTACCTAATGCACCTCCGCTAATTTCATTATCAGAACTTGTATCAAATAATAATTTTCCTAAATTCTCTTCATCGCTTTGAATTTCAGGAGAGGATGAAATTTTAGGTACATTAATAACAATTGGTTTTTTATTTGGTTTATGTTTTCCTTTTTCAATAGAAGATGATATAATTTTAGATAACCAATATATAATATTTTCTAATTCTTTTTTATTTGGAATATTTATAATATTAATATAAAATCCATTTTTATATAATTCAATAATTACAATTGTATTTATTTTATTCATTGTTTCTTGTTGTTTTATATTTTGCTGTTCCATTTCAAATATTAATTCCTGTTCATCTTTTAATAATTGTTTTGCTTCTGCTAAAGTAAAATTATTTAATATAATTAATTGATTAATTATATCATCTTCTTCAATACCTAAATATAAACAATTTTTAACATAAATATGTGCATCAAATCCTTGTTTATTATAATTAGATGAACGTTTATAAATTAAATTAATTGTATCTTTATTTGATTTAAGGATATCAAATATATCAATATATTCGCTTATTTTTTTTTTAAGATTTTGCATAGATACATTTTCTATTTCAATTGTAAAATTTGCTTTTATACTTATTTCATCAAAATTTAATTTATGATTTAAATGACCATTACAATATTCTACAATACTTTTAATATTATCATCAATTTCTTTCCAATTTATATTTTTGCGTAAATTAATTGTATAACTTAAACTTATACGCATATCATCTTTAATAGTTAATTTTGCAAATGTACCATTATTTAAGATTGAATAGCAATTAATACAATTACTACTTGTAAATTTTTTGATATCAGTCCAATTAACAAATTTTTCATGTGATAAATTATTAGTTTTATATAATTTATATATAATTTTATATGTATCACTAATCCATTGAATAAATTCAATAAGTGGAGTTGTATTTAATCTTTCAAAAATATCAACTAATTCAAATTTTTTTGTTAATTTACTTTCTAATTCATATCTATGAATATTTAATGTTGTATCGATAATAGGTTTGATATCAATTTCTTCTAAATTTTTTAAAATTTCATCTTTTTTATTTAATTGTGCTAATGATTGAAATTTCTTATCAATAAAATAATATTGATTATTTTTTAATTCTGGAAAATCTTTTTCAAAAATAATATTAACACTACTATAATTAAATAATCCATAATTATAAATTATAATTATTGGATCATTTAGTTGTTTGCTATTTAAATTAGTAGCTTCAATTGGATTAACTGCATATCCATCCCATGATATTGATTTAAAATTGAACAATATTGATTTATTATTTTTCCATATATAAAATCTACTATTATTATTAATAGTTTTTGCAATTTTAGAACATGCATCATCTAAATTATCATCTTCATATAAATATATTTCATATGTTTTAAATTTTTTATTATTAATCCAATTATTAACAATAATTTTTTTATATAAATTCATATCTAATAATAAGTTTTAATATTTTTTTTTCATATAATTTAATAGATTGATTATTTTTAAATAAATGACACTTAATGATAAAGAGCTTGATTATGTAAAAATTAGAGATGCTATGGATTTAGCAACTGAAAAGTTAAGAGATAAAGATGAAAAAGATAAAAAAAAAACAGTAAAAGAGCAAGAAAAATCACAAGAACAATTAGATAAAGAAAAAAAAAACAAAATATTTAAATGGATAGCATATGGAGCTGTTATATTAATAGCAGTTGTAATACTTTTAATAATATTATATTTAATTTTCAATTATACAAGTTCTTCAACTGTTCAAAATATTAAACCAATGCAACAACCAATGCCAATTCGGCAACCAATGCCAATGCAACAACCAATTCCAATTCGACAACCAATGCCAATGCAACAACCAATGCCAATGCAACAACCAATTCCAATTCGACAACCAATGCCAATGCAACAACCAATGCAACAACCAGCACCAAAACCATTTCAATTATTTCCAGTTCAACAAGAACCACAAAGACCAATAACAACGTCATATAATCAGTCATTCAGTTTTCCAAGCAATAATTCATCTTTTTTTAATAAAATTGATACATTTTCATCATCACCGCAGCAACCAATTAAAAGAGGAGGTAGTTTGAAAAATAAAAATAATTAAACTATTTTTTTGATAGAACAATATACAGGATATATATATTTATATGATATATAAAATGCTATAATCATTCCAATCAATACAAAGAACAAATATTTTAAAGAATAATAACCAATTACTATTAAAAATATAGCTAAAAAAATATAATATAAATCCATATTTATATTATATAACAATTAATTTATTATGTCCTACTCTAATATCAGTATTAACCACAATTGGAATACCTAATTTTATAATATTTTTGCAAAAAGCAACATCCTCAGAACAAATATCCCGCAGAATTTTGCCGTCATCAGTAATAATTTCTTGTAATTCTGAATTAAAATAAGGATAAGTCATTTTACGAAGAACTTCTTTAGTTATAGCAAAAAATCCGAGACCAGTATAATGAACAGGTAAATATTTAAGTTGAGTTTCAGTTTTCCATTTAGTAACATCTTCAGGAGTTAAAAATTTAAAAGTTCCATTTTTTGCAAAATAATCAGTATCCCAATCTTTAACAATTGCATAGCTGGTTAAATTGCTCATACGATACATACCGCTAACAACTGGATGTTTCTCAGTTGATTCAATTAAATCCATAATTTGCTGTGGAGTAAAAATAATATCACTGTCAATTGTGATCCAAATATCAAAATCCATATTATCAAATGGTTTTTGACTGATACCCCGCATAACATCAAGACCTAATGTTTGCATGCGAGCAAATGTAACATAAGAACTAACACCAGTGCTAACAACTATATCATATTTCTTACTTTCCCAAAGGGCATTAATAGTTGCAGTCCATGATAATAAAAATTTAGATGAAAAATTATCACCAGGTAGTCCAAATACAATTTTTTTTTTAACTTCTGATGGTTCTGCAATAGTCTGAATATTATTATTATCTTTTATTTCATATGTATTTTGCGCTTCTTCTATTATTTGACTATTCATATATTTTATATAATAAGATAGAATTATATTCTTTATATATTTTTAATTTTATAATATAATATAATGTCAATTGTTAATTATTATGATATAGAGTTAAATGAAACAAATAATATTATAGAACATGATAATAAATTGAAAATAAAATTGAAACCACATCAATTAGCAGCATTAAATAAAGCATTAGAAATGGAAATATATGGAACAATACGATATAAAATTAGTGATACTAATAAATTGTTATCAATAATGAATATGTTATATTCTAATATTCCATATTCATTATTAACACAATCAAATAATAATATAATTCAAATATCAACAAATGTTGGAATATTTGGAGACATGGTTGGATATGGTAAAACATTAATAGCATTAGCATTAATAGCAATAAATAATGTTGAAAATATTCATATTAATAACACTTATTCAAAAACATTTAATAATTGTAAAAATTATAGTTATTTGAATATATCATCTGTTAATAATTTAATTGTCCCATCTAATATTATTTTTAATACGACATTAGTTATAGTTCCGAGAGGTCCAGTATATATTCAATGGGAAAATATGATAAAAACACATACATCATTAAAATTATTATCAATAGAAAATTTATCTTTTATAAAAAAACATTTGCCTAAATTTACTCAAAATAATAGACAAGAAATAATTGATTATTTTAATAGTTTTGATTTAGTATTAATTAAAAATACAACATTAAAATTATTATTCAAATATTATTATAATGATAATAATTTTAATATTATTAATAATTGGAAACGTGTTATAATAGATGAAGCACATGATATTATAAATCAATTAAAAGTTCATATTAATTATAATTATTTATGGATGATTTCAGGAACATATGAAGATTTATTAAAAAAAGTTTATAATTCAAATAATTCATTAATATATTCAAATACTTCTAAAGAATTAATGAATGATGAATTTATTAATTTAATGTTAGTTAAAAATAATAATACTTTTATTAAAAATAGTTTTAAATTACCAGAACCAATTGAAAAATATTATTTATGTAAATTACATAATAATATTACTATTATTAAAAATTTTATTTCTGATTCTGTTTTAGATAAAATAAATGCTAATGATATTTCAGGTGCTATAAAAGAATTAGGAGGTAAAAATGAAAATGAAAATGATATAATTGAATTAGTATCAAAGGAATTAAAAAGAGAATTATTTAATAAACATGCAGAAAGAGATTATATTACTAATTTAGATATATCACAAGAACAAAAAACATTAAAATTAAAAACTATAACTGCTGAAATTGAACATCAGGAAGAAAAAATAAAAAATTTAACTGAGCGAATAAGTTATATTTCATCAAAAACATGTTCAATATGTATGGAATTAATGACTAATCCTATTTTAATTGAATGTACTCATATATTTTGTGGTGGATGTCTAATTAAATGGTTAAAAAATAATAATAGTTGTCCTTATTGTCGTTCTACTATTAATGGAACTGATAAATTAATTGCTATAGTTAATGAAAATAAAAGTGAAAGTGAAAATAAAAACCCAGAAATAATATTAAGTAAAGAGGAAACATTATTAAAAATAATTAATGATAAACCTAATGGTAAATTTTTAATTTTTAGTAAAAATGAAAATAGTTTTGAAAAAATTAAATCAGAATTACATAATTCAAATAAAACATTTGAATTATTAAAAGGTAATACATCACATATGATAAATATTTTAGATAAATTTAAATCTGGTGAAATTAATATAATATTATTAAATACACAATATGCTGGAAGTGGTATTGATATTAGTTGTGCAACAGATGTTATTATATTTCATAATATGGGATTAGATAAATTTCAAGCAATTGGACGAGCTCAAAGAGTTGGAAGAAAAAGTGAATTATATATACATAATTTATGTTATGAACACGAATTTTAATTATTTTTTTTATTTATAATCAATAGAGAATATAAATGAGTTGTTGTTCAGCAAATTATCCTAATAAACAATGCCCTCTTAGAATGTCGGATGGACGTGCATTTACTAATTATGAACCGCGATGTAATTTTAATTCATATTTAAATGGTAAATTATCTGAAAATAATATGATAAAATCAAGTTATGAAATGAGAGTATATTTACAACATAATTATGATTCATTTGTTGATAATGAACGTAAAAAAGCAATTGATAATATAACTCCGTGTGGTGAATGTGGAATTGGTGATTTAATTAATACAAAAGAATATGGAATGGATAATAAATATCTTGTTAGATGTGATGGTGTAAGTTGTTATAAGACTATAAATAATCCGGAAGGATTAGGAACAACTAAATTATTTTAAAACATAATAATAGATTTATAATATAAATGAAAAAAGTTGATAATGAATATATTAATTGTGTTATAGAAAAAAGTAATAATAATAAAATAAAAATAAATGGTGTTGTTAAAAATCATACGAATTATTCAAAAATGGCAATAATGGCGCCAAATCCGATTGATACAATTACTTCTTTTTCCGGTAAAGGATTACCTTTTCCATGTGAATTAATAGCTTTTGAAAATACTCCTAATTTTGAAATAATAAATTCAAATGGTATTATTAATGTAGAATTTTTATATCCAAATAGTTATTATTCTCCTAATGGATATACTAAAATTATATCACCAATCATAATAAGTTTAGATGGTAAAAAAATAATTATTCAATTAAATGATATGTGTCCTTTAAAAACTTTAAGAGATCGTTCAAGAGGTGATCCTAAATTTTATGGAATGAGAGAATTAATATTACCTATTGGAACTGCTGAAGAAGTTATGCATAATTATGCATATGCTAAAATTAATTATAATATTGCATAATTATTTCTTTTCAAGTAGTTTAACAGCTATTTTATTAAGTTTTCTAAGTTCATGTGAAATTGACCCAAGATGGGTTGAAATGTTTTCACCTTCCTTATCAATAAAGAAATTTTTCATCATTTCAAATTGAATAATAGTTGCATCAAACTCATCATTTTCATCTTCTTCTTCATCTTCATCTTCATCTTCATCTTCATCTTCATCATCATCTTCATCTTCATCATCATCTTCATCTTCATCATCATCATCGTCAGCTTCATCATCTTCATCTTCATCATCATCGCCATCGTCTTTTTTTTCTTTAATAACTACAGTTTCGTTAGTTAATTCATCATCTGAACAAATACTGTTTGTTTCTTCTGTTGTTGGTTTAAGCATTATAAATATAATTTAATAATTAAAATAAGTCTTATATATTTTTCGATGAAATAAATAATTCTTATATAATTTTAAGGTATGAATTTGAATTTGATTAAAATATTAAGCTTTTTCATAGGGTTATTTATTACTTTATTAATTATTTCATATTACAAAATTAATGAACCATTTTCTGTAGCATCACAATTAACAGAATTATCCGAAAAAATAGCTAATCCTTTATCACAACCATTATCATTATTATCAGAACTATCATCTATGATAAATAAAAATAACATAGATGATGATTCAATTATACCATATAATGGATATAAATTTATGTCTATAAATACATTCAATGATATAAATAAAATTTCAATATCAGAAGGTAAATGGTATGATATAGATACAGAAAAAAAATATTATGATTATAATTATAATCATTATTTTAAATTTGATACATTAATTAATTTTGAAAAAAATAGATTAAATAATAAAAAAGGAGCATTAGGTGCTGATATTTATAATAATGAATTAAGAGGTCCAAGTTGTTATAATTTTGCTAATAATAGTGAAACATATGAATTAGTTGAATTTACAATGTTTATTACAGCAAATTTTATTGCGTGTTCTAAAACAAATAATATTATATTTGAAATGACAGGTAATACAACAACAATTGATAAAATAATACCACAATATACTAGTAGTATAATAAATATTAATATAATTATAAATAGTAAAAAAAATTATGATTTTCATTTAACAATTGGAGATATTATCTATAAAGGAGAAGCAAATAATATTGATAAAGCATTATTAGAAGATAGTGATTATGTAACAATAGGATTATTTTATACAAAAGAAAAGATAGGTTTAATATTAAATAATAAAATATATGAATATGCTAATATTAATAAATTTCCAATAACATTAGGATCAACGCCATTAATAATAAATAAATATGGATCTATTAATATGCATTTATATAATTTCATATATTATAAAAGTTTATTTGATTTTAATAATTATGAATATTTAGTTAGATATAATAATTATTACATTTCAGGATTAAATTCTTCCATATGTCAGAAAGCTGAAATTACAACAATATCAAAAGACCCAATTAAATATGAACCAATTAAATATGATAAAATACTTATGCCAAAATTTAAATATCCAATTTTGGAAGATGAAAAATATAATTATAATAATGATAATGATAATGATAATGATAATGATAATGATAATGATAATGATAATGATAATGACGGTATTAAAGATGGTATTAAAGATGGTATTAAATCTTTAAAAGATGATATTAAAGATGATATTAAATCATTGAAAGATGATATTAAAGATGAATATAAACAGCCAAATTTATTTGATAGAATTTTTGACTTTTTTTAATTCGTTTATTTAAGAGATATAAACATATATATTTTTTAGTAAGTATGAGCGAATATTTAGAATTTCCAACTAAACAATTAAATGATACTAATTTATTATTTAACAAAAATAAAATAAGCGCTGATATAGCATCATTATCATCTATGTCATCTATGTCTAGTGCATCAAGTATAAGATCAAATATTAAGAAGAAAAATAACCAGCGAGATATCGGAAATAATATGCCAGCTATGCAACAACCTAAAAAATTAATCAATCCAAATATAATTGTTAATAAAAAGAAATCATCTAATAAATATATTGATGATGAAGATATTGAAGTAAGAAGTAATAAAAGCGGAAAAAGTAATTATGACGATGATGATGTTGAAGATGATGATGATGGTGAAGAAGACGAAGACGAAGAAGGAGAGGAAGAAGATGAAGATGATGGAGAAGAAGAAAATGAAGATGATGAAGAAGGAAGTGAATATCCAACAACAAAATCAAAAATTAATCCATATAAAGATGAATTAAATGAAAAAAAAGAAATATTATATCAATTAAATAGATTAAAATTAAAGGGTACAGCTATACCTCATAATTTTACATTAAATTCAAATTTAGATGAAATGAGACAAGAATATAATAAAATAATTCGTGATAGAGATATTGACTCTAGTGTAAGATTTCAACGTAAAATGCTAATGGCATTTGTTACAGGAACAGAATATTTAAATACTCGTTATGATCCTTTCACAATTAAACTCGAAGGATGGTCCGAACAAGTTCATGAAAATATTGAAGATTTTGATGATATATTTGAAGAATTACATGTTAAATATAAATCTAAAGGCAAATCTATGCCTCCTGAATTAAGATTATTTATTAGTTTATCAGGAAGTGCTTTTATGTTTCATTTAACATCTAAGATGTTTAAAGAAAGTTCAATACCTGGTGTTGAAGAAGTATTAAAAGCAAATCCTGAATTAATGAAACAATTTCAGAATGCAGCGGCTAAACAGTTTATATATAATAATATTGGAACATCAAAACCAGCAGCAGTTCAACAACAACAATCACAACCATCAATTAAACAAAATAATAATGGTGGTGGAGTGAATAGTTTATTTGGAAATTCATCCGGATTATTTGGAATGGTTAATAATTTATTTAGTGGATTAAATAATAATAATAATACAACTAGAAATGATACACCAATGAATTATAGAAATACAAAACCAGAAAATGATATAAATAAAATTATAAATAATGTTCATAATAAAATTTCAATATATCCGGATGAAGATTCAAAAATTGAAACATTATCAATAAGTGACGAGGAAATAACATCTATAATAGAAGATGCAACTGATGTTAAGATCTTAAAATCATCGACAAGAGGTAGAAAAAATAATTCAAATAGAACTTTAAATATTTAGCGTGATAAATTACGTATTTTACCTAATTCACGGCTAGTTTTACTAACATAACTATTAATAGTTCCTATTTGTGATTTAATTTTACCGGGAACTTTAGATATAGAACCGATAGGATCACGTATTACACCTTTTAAGTCAGATGAACCATCTTCAACTGCTTTGACAACATTAAACATAGTTGATAATATAAATACAATAAGTATCTGAAAAATAAATAGAATAAATATTAAAATAAATTCTATAACAGTACCTATCATTATTATTTCACGACGCGAATCAACTGAACATTTACATTTTTCATTAACGAGTGCGCGAGTATAACGGAAAACTTCATATAAATAATAAATGAAAACTAATGCAAATATTAAATCAATTATTTTATTAATTAATACGATATTATCACCAAAATTGTCTGAGATAGTTTGATCGGAAACTATACCTGTAAATAATAAATAAATTATAGAAAACATAGTAAAACCTTTAATAAAATTAATATTTGGTGGTAAAGCGCATTTGCATCCTTTTTGTTCAAGACTAGTTATATAACTATAAATAATTATTAGTAATATTATAGTAATAACTGAATATAAAATTTTAGCAATATAAGAAAGACCGAAATTTGCCATTTACTTTTTTTTTATTCTAATAAACTAAAATATTATTTTTATATATAAAAACTTTCTCTATTTTTAGGTTTAACAAAATTTAATTTTAAAAATTTAAAAATATCTTCTTCTGATTTAATAGAATAATTAATATTTTTACCAAATCCATGTTCGCTTAAAGATAAATCAAAATTAACTTTAACATAATGGCGCAATCCAATATTAAATATATTTGAACCAGTAAAATATAATAAAGAATAATAATATTCATTAATAGGGGCAATTAAAATATCTAATCTTCTTGGAGTTTGATTAGGTAATTTAACTATACCCATTAATTTATTTTTACCAAAAGCTAAAACTTCAATTATATAATTTGAATCAATTAATTTTGATATATAATCTTTAAAATTAAATTTAGAATTTTCCATAATAAGCAGATCAATATCACCCATTGATTTACTTCCTCTTCGATATGAACCAACAAAATCAAATGATAATTTATTTTTTTTAAGATCTTTATTTAAGATAGAAATATGTTTTTTATATTCATCTAAAGGTATGCGTTTCTTTAAATCATTATAATATTTAATGCCAATTTGTTGTTTAGCATTTAAAACATTTAAATTTTTTTTAAGTTCATCTATTGATTTAATACCACTATCAACAATTTTATTTGCTTTAACGGGACCAATTCCATAAATATCTAATAATTCTTGTTTAAACATATAAATATTATCATTAATAATATTATTTTCAATATATGTAATTTTCCCTGTTTCATATAATTCTTTTATTTTGTCAAAAATACTTTTGCCTATTCCTTCTATTTTCTTTAAATCATTTAAATCATTAATATCATTTTTATAAATAAGAATATTATTAATAACATTAGAATAAGCTTTAACTTTATATTTTTCATTTTTATAAGTTTCATAATCTCTAATGGCAATCAGATTATTAATTATAAGTTTTTTATTAAATTTTATTTTTCTTTTTTCTGGTATTTTATAATTCTTATCTTTTTTAATAACTTTTTCAATATATGATATTTTACCATTTTTTTGTAATTCACTTAACATTAATAACATTCCATCGCCAATCCCTTTAATTTCTTTTAAATCCCTTAAATCTTTTATATCATTAGAATATTTAAATAGATTATCAATAACTTTATTATATGCTTTATATTTAAAAATTTCATTATTAAAAACTTCATAATCTCTGATTATAGTTAAATTAGCAATAATAACTTCTTTATTAAATGGATGTTGTTTTTTAATCTTATTAATCTTATCTTCAATATATGATATTTTTCCTGTTTCATATAATTCTGTTAATAATGCTAATATTCTTACTCCAATCCCTTTAATTTCCTTTAAATCTCTTAAATCCTTTATATCATTAGGGTATTTAAGGAGATTTTTAATAACTTTATCATAAGCTTTAACTTTAAGAGGTTTGTTATTTTGAAATTCATAATCTCTAATAATCGTTAAATTTTTAATAATTATTTTTTTATCCATCAATCTTATTTATATAAATATTATTTAAAAAATATAAATGAATTGTATTTTTATTTGCGTATTTAATTAAGAAAAATATGTTGATATGTTTTTATTTTTCATTATGGAAATTTGGATAATAATACATCATTTTCCTGAAGGTCCAGATGAATACCATCATAAAATAACTATTTTTAAATATAAGAATATTCAAAAAGAACAAAAAAAACTAGAAAATAATTATGATTATTTATATTTATCAATAATATTTGTTATTTTAAATTTGGTTGATATATCTAAATTAGTAATATCAATATTAATAATTTTATTAATATATATTTGTTTTGGTATAAAATCAATAATAATAGATAATTCATCTAATAATAATTCATTAATATGTTTATAATCAGATGTTAAAATATATTTATTTAGATCAGTAAATATATTTTCAATAATTTCTTCAATTATATTAATTTTATTTATTTTTTTTAATATGATACATAATGCTTTTATCATAGATATTGTTGATTTTTTTAATTTAACATATTCACAATAAACATCATAATTTTCATCATCAAAAATAGATTTATAATTGACTGAAATAGATGAAGGAAGCCATTCTTTTTCTTTTAAATAATTATTATAATAATTAGTTATATTAGTTTCAATATAATCTGTTTCAAATAAATATAAAACTTCAATATAAATATTATTATTTGATGATTTAATAAAATTAATTAATACATCAAATAATGAAAATAAAATATCATTATTAACTTGATTAATAAAAGATGATATTTTATTATAAATAGTTTCTTTATTTACATCAGTTAATTTATTTAAATAACTTATAAATTCTTTTTTACATTTTGCATCATCACTAAAATCAATATAAATAATATGAGGTCTTGCTTTTGGTGTTTTATTTTTATTTGATGCAATAATTTTCTTTTTTTCCCATAAACTGCGTGCATCATAATTTGATACAAAACAATTATAATTATTAACTAATTCATTTGCTTTAGTAACAATATTATCAGAAATAACAGTATTATTAAAATTATTTAAACAATTTTTAAAAGTAGTATAATTTATTTTAACTAATCCAATGTCTTCCAATTCCATTATTAATATAAATTATTAAATATAAATGTCTTTATATTATCTTTTAATCATTAATATCAGAAATTTCAACCGTATTATCATGAACTATTATTTTATCTGCTAATTGATTTTTAGTGCCTTCTGGTGATAATTTACGTTCTTCACATTTAGCTTTTAATTTATCAATACTTAATTTCATTAAAGCTTTTTTAGTAGCATGACCTCCTCCAATATTAGAACTTATGATTGATTCTTTATCATCATTTATATCTTTCTTTAAATCAAATATTTCATTAACGATTTGAACAGTATCCTCTTGAATTTCTTCATGCTTAGGAGAAGTGGTAATAACAACATCAGGAGAAACGGGAGAAGTAGAAGATGTAAATTGACATGAATTTTTTGAACAAAAATTATCATTAAAAATTTCATTCATAATAATTTCAGCAGAATCGAGAGCTCTATTTGGAATTGAATTAGAATTATTATTATAAGAATTAGGATTATTTAACTCTAATTCTAATTTATCTATTTTATTTGTTAAAATATAAACTGATTGTTCTAAATATAAATATTTATATGCCATAAAAAATAAAAATATAAATAAAATAGAAAAAGTTAAATAAAATACAATATTATTTAAAGTAAATAATTTAAATATGAACATTTCTTAAATTCTGATTATATAATTTGTTTTTCATTTCAATCGCACTATTAATAATATCTTTATTAAATTTATGTTTTTCTAATAATTCAATTGCAATTATTTGTTTTGATCCGCCTCTATTAATTTTATAATTAAATTCATATGATTTTGTTTTTTCATTATATGTTGCATTAACATTTAAATTTATAAATAATGATTTATATTTATCTTCTAATTCTATTAAATTATGAAAATGTGTTGTTATTATTAATGTTACACTCTTTAATTTAGCTAAATATTCAGCAACTGAAAATGCAACGGATACTCCTTCAATTGGGGGAGTTGAATGCATTGGTTCATCCATTAAAAACAATCCTCTCTTATTATTTTTAAATAATTCATCAGCGACATTAATCATATTATTACAATGACTTGTTTCAGCCTCAAAATATGATTTACTTCCTATTTCATCACTTACTCTCATAAATGTAATGATGGCATCATATAAATAAATATTACCTTTTAATGCATTAATAATTCCTATAGTCTGAGCTAAAATAATATTAATAGTTATTGATTTAACATAAGTTGTTTTACCACCAGCATTAACACCTGTAATAATAATATTTTTAGATAAATTTATTGGATTAGAAACTTGATTTAATGATAATAATGGATTATTTGCAGCCCATATTTGTGTATTAGTATTATTATAAGATGGTATGCACCAATTTTTAGATTTCTTTAATTTACATATAACATCAATTGCATCTATTGTATAAATAACTTTCAATAAATTAATGATATCATTTTTATAATTAGAATTTTTCCATAATTTATAAACTGTTGCTAAATTATTATCTAATGATGATAAGTTATTTATGCTATTATTGATATCATTTTCAGTTAAAGTATTATTATATAAGAAAAAAGCTTTCCAAATATTATTTGATTGTTTTATAATAGTTATAGAAGTTTTAATAAATTGTACTAATCCAATAAGTTTATTAAATAATTTTTCACGTGTTTTATAAATAATATATGATATATAAAATGTTTGATATATACTATAAATATAAATAGACAAATAAGCAAATATAGTTATAATTTTTGTTATATCTGATTTAATATTACCAGTTAATTTAAATAATAATTTAAGAAATTCATAAATAATACCAATATATTTTATAAAAGTCATTTCTAAATGTAAATATCTATTAATGTAAAAATAAGGACTGTAAATAATTGATAAAGGATATATTAAACTTGTCATAGGCATTAAAATTATTTTATAAAAATGATAAGTGTCTAATAAATAACTACTATAATTCATATTATTTATTATATATGTTGATGGATATAATAGATTAATTGCTAAATCTTCATCAATTTCATCTTTTAGAGTCATAATCCATAAAAGATCTTTTTCATTATTTTTTAGAATTTCTCGTTGATAATTACGAAGTTGATAATTTGCTTTTTGACGCTGGATTAATAGATCTTTATTATTAATAGGTGTTTTTATAATTTTATCAATAATTTTTATACCTCCTATTGTTGTAGGTTGGTTATTAAACCATGTGTCAATATTAGTATCAGTATAAACATTATCGCTAACAATAATTTTATCTAAACTATTATTATTTTTAAGAACATTATCTAATAAAACATTAACCGTCGAATCAGGTATTTCAAAAAAGATATTTAAATCTTCAATAGTATTCATTTTTTAATATTATAATATAATAAATAATATCAATTATTAACTCACATATAAAAATTAAAAAATGAATATAATTAAATCTTTAAAAATATTATAAATGGATTATATTGTTATTATTCATGATAATAATATTTATAAAATAAATAAAGAGCCATATGAAACAGATGAAAATACTTATTTTCGTGCATGGTATATAATTAAAAATTTTAAAACTGATATTAATGATGAAATTATATGCCAATCAATTATGTATTTAAATGAAAATAAAAATAATATGAAATACTAATTAACATGCTTTATTACGATAACAATTTCCACCATTACGGCGATAAGTCATTTGACGCTGCATTTTGCCACCAACTGTTTTTGGATTATTATCAGGCATTAATTCACTCATATTAAAACCTGAATTTTTATCAGCTAGCATACGTGCGCCAAGTAAAGCAAGAGCTGATATAAAAGGAGTTAATACAAAATCACCACCTTTTTTAGCATTATATGTATAATTACCACCTCTTTTAGCAGAACCACCTGAATTGCATGCACAACCTCCATCCATACTATAATAAAAAACATCATTTAATTCCATTTTGTTTTTTCTATTGCCACCACGAATACCAGGTGTTGTAGAAGTAACAGGAGCTGAAGTAGAAGGAGGAACATAAATTTCAGGACCATCAGCTTTATTATTAGCATAATTAATATTAGCAATAGCATCATTATTAACAGATGAATTTAACATATATTCAGTTGCATTTGGAGAACTAGAATAAGGAGCAATATAACCGCCTCGAAGTGATTTTTTCTTTAACATATCTATTTAAATAAAAGATTATTTTCTAATATGAAATACTAAAAATACAGCTGCTATAGTTGTAAAAAAATTTAATAAGATAATTAATATAACAAAAGGTATAATATAATATAATAAATAAATTAATATAGGTTTAATAATTTCAGTTCTTATATCTTCATTCAAAACTTCTTTGCGAATAAACTTAATAATTAAATCGACTGTTTTATTTCTATGTTGCGTCATTATTATTATATTGATTACCTTAATATTATACAGAATGAAACATTTATTAAAAAATCCGCAAAAAAAATCCAAATGTTATGTTGCTTATTTAGAGAAACCTTTTAAAATTGAATTAAATGAAATTAAAATAAATAATTTATTTAATAATGGATATAATATTGAATGTCATTTACCTGTAAAAATTAATGAACAATCTATATCCATAATTGAAGAACTAGATAATATTTCTTTAAATACCTTAAAAGAACATCCTGAATGGTTTGAAGATGATATAAATATTGATAATATTTATAATTATTCATATGTAAATGATATATCTAATTTAACATTATTATTAAATAATAAAACAGAATGTTATTTAAATAGTATAGATAAAGATTTAGAAGATGTAATTGAAATATTAAAAGATACAAAGCGATTAAAAGATTATAATATAAATGTAGAAATTAGTTTTTTAGGTTTATTTATTTATGATAATATGATTATAAATAAATGGGTTATTAAAGTTATAAATATCGAAGAATTAATGGAAGATTTTTCAGATTGGAATAAAATAGATATTGAGACAGATTGGGAAAATGAAATTAATAATTATGAAAATGAAATTAATGAAAAAATACAGCTTTATAATAAATCTTTAATTAATGCAAAAATATTATTAGAAGAAATTAAGGCTGAAACTGTTTTTAATATTTGGGATAAAAAAATATTAAAATTAAAAAAACAAATAATTAAAATATAATTTAATTTTATCTATATTATTATAATAGATAGATATTAAAATGAGTTCTAATAGTTCATCAATTGTTATTTCCTTTTCAATTGCAATATTATTATTATTAACATTACTATTGCTGATATCTTATAATTCTAAATGTAAAATGGATAATATTGAAAGATTTGAAAACGATGTTATGATACCAAATCAAAGTCAAATTAAAGAAATATTAAAAAAAAATAATGAACCATCAAGTAATTCAGTTGCTAGTAATAGTTATGTTGATTTAGATAGAGCATCTAATTCTGTTCAAGGTTCTATAAGACCAAATGATGATTCCCCTGGATATGCAACAACATCAGGAACTTATTTAGCTGCTAAAGGCGAAGAAGGTTTTGTAGGAGATACTAATAATGATTTCGATGATGGTAATTCATGTTTTATTCGGGATAGATTAACTAGTTCTGAATTATTACCATTAGATAGTGGTAATTCTAAATGGGCAGATATTAATCCTTCTGGATCTGGTTTATTAGGTGATCAAAATTTTTTAACAGCTGGTTATCATGTTGGTATTAATACAATCGGTCAATCCCTTAGAAATGCTAATTTACAATTACGTTCTGAACCACCCAATCCTCAAGTTGCAGTAAGTCCGTGGGGAATATCAACAATTGAACCAGATGTTCGTGCTGTTGCTTTTGAAATAGGAAGTGCCCCGTCATTTTAATCAAATATAACAAAACATTTAGTATTGATAATATCCTGTTTTGGAACTAATGAATTTTTATTTGATATTTTTATTTGTTTTTTATATGAAAATTTTGACATATTTTCATAAATCTTTTTCTGATTTTCTAAGGCATATGTTATTATTTTTGTATTAAATGCCCATTTAAAGAAATTTAATTGTCCAATTGTTGTTTCAATTATCTCATTATTATTAATATTAAATTTTATTCGGTCATGTCTCCGAAAAGCATCAAAATTAAATTTTTTAAATGATTTTAATTGTGCTCTATAATCCAAATATAATGTTATTTTTCTATATTTTTCATTATTATAATTATCGGGTAAGTTTGTATAAATATTTTCATCTTTTTCATTTATCCAATAAATTATATTATTAGTTTTTGCATATCTTGTAACTAGCCAATCAATCATTCGTAATGATAATTCATGTTTTCCCTCAATAATTGTTTTTAACGTTAATTTATAAATATTATGATTATTATAAAATAAGTTTAAGGATGATAATAATAATTCTTTACTAGTATTAGTATTATCGTTCATCATTAATTAATTTATATTAAAATCTTTTATATCATTATTTAGTAAAAATAATCATATCAAATATTAATGCTATTATTGATAATGCCATTAATACTCCAATTCGTAAATCCCATATTAAAATATAAATATTAATAATTATTATTATCATTAATATCCAATTATGTTCATATAATTCTAATAATTCTTCTGGATATGGTACTGATGGACGTAAACCATAAATTAATAAATAAGCTGATATTACACCAATTATTAAATATCTTGTAAAAATATCAATATAATTTATCATTTAATCTATTATTTTAATTTAAAATATTATTTTTCTTTTCCATAATAATATTAGAAAAAATGCAATATTCATCATTAGAAGAAGCATATGGACATTTTAATTCACATGAAGTATCTAAATTTGGAAATAAAAAAAAAAAGCATTCAAAAGAAAAATCTGAAGAAAAATTTATAAATGATTATACTCAATCATCAGATTGTTATTATGATAATGAAGGAGTATCTATGCCATCTTGTGAAAAGTTTGCCAATGCCAATGCCAATGCCAATGCTAATGCCAATGCCAATGCCAATGCTAATGGTAATGCTAATGCCAATGCTAATGGTAATGCCAATGCCAATACTAATGCCAATGCTAATGGTAATGGTAATGCTAATGCTAATGGTAATGCTAATGGTAATGGTAATGGTAATGCTAATGGTAATGGTAATGGTAATGGTAATGGTAATGGTAATGGTAGAAGTAATGGTAATAATAATAATAATGGTAATGGTAATGGTAATGGTAATAATAATAATAATGGTAATGGTAATGGTAATAATAATAATAATGGTAATAGTTATGCTAGTTATGCAAATATGATTAAAAAAGATTGTTCTCCATTACAACCACCAGTATATACATTACCTATTGATAGTAATTCTAAAAATGCATTTAATAAAGCATTAGAAACTTCATTAAATGCAAATATATTTGATAAGAATATACCTGATAAATTTGCGATAAAACCATATGATTATGATGAATATGATGCATATTTGAATATATCTGATATAAATACAAATAATAGGGATGAAACACCTGAATATAGAACAACACCATTTTTAGAGGATTATTTAAAAAATTTAAGGAATAATTTTAAAATTCCAGTTAAAGATCAGGGAGTAAAAATAAATGATATTGAACAATTCACAAATTTTATTAATAATACAAATAATATAAAAGTAGATATAAATTTATATAATTTATTTTTATTTATATTCATTGGTATAATAATAATATTATTATGTGATCAAATTACAAAATTAGCAATAATTGTTGCTAATAAAAATATATAAGCATGGTTTTAAATTATAGAATAATAATGAAATATTTCACACATTTAGTTTTTTCAGGAAGTGCATTACGTTCATTTTGTTTATTAGGAATATTAAGATATATTTATTTTAATAAAATGGAAGATCATATTAAAAATGCTGCTGGAACATCAATGGGAGCTTTTTTTTGTTTAGCATTTGCTCTAAAAATACCAATAGATGAACTGGAAGAAATGATAATAAAATTAATATATATACCTGATATTATTTCAATTTCATCAGATAAATTTGTAAATTTATTTACAAACTTAGGATTTAATGATTCAAAGTTATATTTAAATGGGATTAGAGAATATTTAAAAAAGAAATATGACATGGATGATATTTCTTTTATAGAATTATCTAAACTTACAGGCGTTAATGTTTATGTTAGCGTAACAAAAATAAATAATGGTAAAAATTTTATATTTAATGTTGATGATACTCCTAATATATCTGTATTAGATGCAGTTGCTGCTTCAATGTGTATTCCATTATTATCACAACCTATTAAAATTGATGAAAATTATTATGTTGATGGATGTATAACAAATAATTTACCATATGAAATATTTAATAATATAAATCATGATGATATATTAAATGTAGCTATTTATATAAACGAAGATTATGAAATAGTTGATGATATTAAACCAAATGAAGAATTAAATTTTTTTAGTTATTATAAACAAGTTTTTTCAATTATTTATTCAAATTCATTAAATTCAAGTTATATATCTAAATTACCTAATTTTAAAAATCCATTATTAATAAAAGATAGTCCTTTTAATTCTTTTTATAATATTGAAATATCAGATGATTCAATTGCTTTTAATATTAAAGATATCGACATTCAAAATTTATTATTACAGGGATTTAAAGATATGAGTAATTATATGAAACAATTTGAAATTAATGAAGTAGAAGACGTTTCTTAATAGCTTGATTTGATACATCTTCTAATTTCCATGAAATATAAATAATATTATTATTAGGTTCTGTTAAAATAGCTACATATAAACCACTTTTTTTTAATTCAGAAATAATATAATTCATACAATCAGAATAATTATATAAAGGATATCCAATAATTATTGGAGGTATTTTATAATGTAATGATTGGCGTCCACTTTCAGCGATAGTTTTAATTTTTTTATGACAGGCATTTAAGATAATATTAAATGCATCATTTATTTTATTATCCTTCTTTTTTTTAATTTCATATAAATCATATAATGATATTTTTGAAATCATATTTTAAATATTTATCTATATATTGATTAATTATTTTTTAATTATCTCTAAAAGTCCACGTTGGATGCTCGCTTTTAATAACATTATTAGCAAATTTAATTAAAGCTGCTTCAGTTCTATCACCAGTAAAATTAGAAACTTTACCAGTATCTATATTATATAATAATATTGTTGGTGTGCTAGTTATATTATATTTTTCACCTAATTCTGCACCTTTAGCATTATCAGTAATATCATATTTAATAGTATTAAAATGATAATAACCTGGATTATTTTGAATTTTTGTTGAAAATGCATTCCAAACATTTGATTCAAAATCTTTACAATGACCGCATCTTTCCATACAATAATATTGTAATGTGTATGATTTACGATCTGTAAATTTTTCATATTTTTTATAAAACGTTCCAGACATAATAGAACCTATTATTAAAACTATTAATAATATAATTAATATCCAAAACCCGTAACCAGAACTAGAAACTGATTCTGATTTTGATTGAGAATATGAACGAGAACTAAATCTTGATTTTAATGATGAAGAAACCATTTTTATAAATTACCTAATCTATTTATTTATAATATTTTAATTGATAAGTTATTAAAATAAAGATATACTAAAAATAATAATATTAAAGTATATATGCAAAAATCAATATAAATAATATATTTAACTATAAAATCATTAATATTAATCATATTCTTATTTTTTAACCAAATAATTGAATTAACAATAAAAAATAAATAAATTAATAATAATATAAATAGAAATATATAAATCATTTAATATAATCTATTATTAAAAAATGATAAAAAAATATATTATATTATTAATAATGGTTAATTTAGCTTTTACATTAAAAAGTTTATTAATAGTTGGTAATACTACACCAACTATATATTCAACTGTAAAAAATTCTAAATTATCACTCGAACATGTTTTTCCGAAATGTTATATGTATAAGAAACATTATAATGACGCGCATAATATTTTCAAATGTGATTCATATATTAATAATATGAGATCTAATTATAAATATGTTGATAAATATAATAATAATTTTACAAGATTATATAATACAGATAATTTTGTAAATACAAAAGAAAAATTATTTATACCAGAAGATGAAAGTAAAGGTATTATTTCAAGATCAATAATGCATATGTGTTATGAATATAAATATGATTATAAAAAAGTAATTGATTATAAGAATTTAATTAAATGGTGTTTAGAATATCCACCAACAAAAGAGGAAATATTTCATAATAATTATATATTTCAGAAACAAAAAACAAGAAATATGTTTATTGATCTATACTATAAAAAGAAATTTAAGAATTTATTAATTCAATATTTTGCATAAGTATTTAAGGATTATTTATGAATGTCTTTAAATCGTTTTTAAATAAAGTATATAAAAAAATGATTATTATTGAAATGTTATATAATTACTATAAATGATTTACACAAAGCGGAGGCAAGCCGAAAGTAAAGATGAAAATATAAATAAAGATATTAATAAAAAACATCAAAAATTTTTAGATAAAGCTGCTGAAATTGCCAAATATTCAACGATGCAACAAAAACATGGTGCTGTTATTGTGCATAAAAATAAAATAATTGCATACGGTTTTAATTATATGACCCATTATTTAAATGATAATAATAGTATTCATGCTGAAGTAGCTGCTATTAGTCAAGTATTTAAAAATAAAATAATTCTAGAAGAATGTGATATTTATGTTGTTAGAATTGCCACTGCTAGATTTAATAATTGTTTGAAATTATCTAAACCATGTGAAAAATGTACTAAATTTATTAATAAATATAATTTGAGATGCACTTATTATTCAACTAATTATGAATTCGAATATATGTTTTCTTAAATATCTAAACTCATTGATACTTTTGGAATAATTCTTCTTATTGTTTTTTTAACAACCATCTCTCTTTCATCTTTATTGAAAATCTTTGTTAATAGTTCTTCACCTGTTAAATGTTTATTATTATTAATAATTTCTCTTACTTCTTTAATATTGATAGGTTTATAAACATTCTTAACATTTGTTTTTAATCTTCCATTTTGTGTATTTAAATCATTATAATTATATTTAAACATAAAATCTTCAATCTTATTATTTAAAACTTGTTGCAAAGTTTTTCTCTCTCTAATTGCTATTTTTAATTTTCGAATTGCATCATCATATTTAAACCAATCAGCAACTAAATTTTTAAAAGTATCCATTTCATCAACTGTTGGTTCTTTTGCTGTTGAAATTATATCATCTATTAAATCTGAATTATCCATTATATGACAAATATTAAAAAAATCTTTAAATCTATTTATTTTTTCTTTTTTATACCCGCTTTCGCTTTTGGATGAGGTGTTCGTTTTATTGATTTAGGTTTATCATAATCAGGTACATTTTCTTCAATAAATTTTGAAACAGTCTCTTCATTTCTTGATTTTTCAAATCTAATTTTTTTACTACCTTCTCCAACATAAGCCACAATTGTTGGAAATCCTGTTATTGATTTAAAAACTTCTGGTGCTTGTCTTATTGTTGATAATTCTATTTCATAAAATTGTTTTATATTTCCATATTTTTCTTTTAAATTATCCCAAACTGGCATAAAACTGTTACAATGACCGCAATCTTTCCAATGATATAATAAAATGCAACCATGAGATGATATATCATCGATAACTTTATTTAAACTTTTATCATCTACTTTATTAATTATTTTAGGATGAGTACTCATTAATTTTCTATATATATATAAATAAAATAAATAAAAATGAATTTAGATTTAGCTAAACAATCTTATAATATTTCATGTGATCATATAACCAAATTAAATGATAAATATAAATCTGAAAATGATTTATTAATTAATAAACAATTTAATTGTAATGATATAATGAATATTGATGATCATGATAATAATAATAATAAAAAATATATTAAATATATTAATAATATTTATATAACTAAAAAATCATGTATTTATAAATCAACTGAACCTGACGAATTTAAATGGACATCAGTTTTTAAAAATGATTTAATTAAAAATGATTTAATTAAAAATGATAATGCAAGAGCATTATTTAATGAAAATACAAGACAAAAAATATTAACTAAATATTAGAAATATAACTTATTTCTTTTTTATATTCATTGGATGGTTTTTCAAGTATTATTATTGAATTATCAAAGTTTTTAATAAATTCTTTTAATAATGGTGGGTGTATTTTACCTTCAAATAAATATTCATGTCTATCTACATTCGCACCCTTAATATTTTTACTATTATTTAAATGAATACATAATATATCATCTTTATCTGGTATTAATGATGCAATTTCATTTAATTCATATCCAGCACTCCAAATATGACATGTATCAATACATATTTTTAATAAATTTCTTTCTTCTGATGTAAAAGAATAATAGAAATTTAAGAAATCAGTAAAATCTTTTAATAATTCGGTTCCTTGTCCAGCTGGTGTTTCTAATAATAATTTTGTTTTTATTTTATGAATAATCATTTCATTTATAATATTTTTTATATTATTTTTCATTATTAATAAACTTTCCTGAATTGAACCAGTTGTTGATTTTCCAACATGAATTACATAACCAACCGCACCAATAATATTTGCAGTAATCAAATCATTAAAAACAATTGTATCTGTAATTTCTAATTGTTTTTTACCACTGATAAAAGGTTTTGCAATATTAAAAACATAAGGTGAATGAACAATTAAAAAGAAATTATTAATTTTACAATATTTTTTAATTAAGTGTGATTCATTTAAATATTTATCATTATTAGTTATATTCAAACTTCTCGGATTACTTGTAAATATTTGTAATGCATTGCCACCATTTAGTTTAACTTGATCCATTGTTTTAATTATAGTTGTTTCTCTTGTTATATGAGCTCCAATTATCATTTCTTAATTTTATATATATTTTTAAATAATAATCAATTTTTATTTAAATAATAACTATAATTATAATAATATATGTATTATTAATGACTGAAACACATCCTTTAATTATTAAAGGTACTCATATTATTATTGATATTTATAATATAAATGATAATGAACCTTTAAAATATGCAAATACTGTTTCAATTATTCTTGATAAAATTGTTAAAAAATTTAATTTAAATGTTGTTGGTAAAGTAATACATCAATTTGAACCATTCGGAGTTACTGGTGTATATGTTTTAAGTGAATCACATTTATCAATTCATACATTTGTTGAAGAACAAAAAATTGCAATGGATTTATATACATGTAATACATTTGATAATAGTTCTGATGTTATTGAGTATATTAGAAGTTTATTTAATCCATGTATGTGTAATTACAAAATAATATCTAGATAAATAATCAATTATTATAATCAATTAGATATTTACATATATTAAAATCTATTTTATAACGATATGGACATTTAAAATACAATGAATTCTTTTGTGTTACTAGAAATTTAACTAAACATATATGATGAATATGATAATTATTTGAATGATATCTATGAATATTTTCAAATAAATTAATAACTTCTTTCTTTTTATTATTAAAATTTTCTAAACAAATTGGACAACAATTATTTGGTTCTATTGATTTTGCAATCATATATGGTAAATTATTAATTCTCCAACCATTTCCAATCATTTTATAAATATCAGTAAATATTTCATAATTTGTATGAAATCCTCTTATAAATTGTGTTGTTTTATTTTTGATATCGGCTATTATTTTTTTGCTAATTGCAGAATTATCCATAATATCATATGGAGTGCCTGTATTACTAGAATAATAATATTTAATTTTTTTATTTATATCATTATCCTTAGCTAATAGCAATCCATAACAAATATAATTATTATTCTTAAATGGTGGTTCATCATTTGAAATCGTTATTTCTAATGTTATTTTTAATTTATCAATATTATTACTATTATCTGTAATAAATTTATAGAAATTTATATGATCTAATCCATGTTTAAATGCTATTTTTATAATAGGATCTCTAATAATTCGATCTATCGTTTCTATATCATATGATATATCATAAAATTTATTTAAAGAAAGTTTTTTATTTATAAATGCTTTTTTATAGAAAGCTGCTAATAATTTATCACATACATATTTATCATAAATAATACCATTATTATTAATAATTTCATTTTCTAAAGCAAATAAGAAAATATTTAATTCTTGATAATACAACATTAATATTAAATATTAAATAAATCATTAATATCATTTTTTATATAAAAAAATATTAATATTAAATTAATGAGATGATTGTTTATTTAAATATTCCATATAAAGACCGTAAAATAGTTAAAAATTATGGTGCATTATGGGATGCTAAAGTAAAAAAATGGTATTGTGAAGAAGATAATGAATTATGTTCTTTATATAATATTTATAAAGAAATAGAGATAATAGGCGAGGACCGTGAATTTGGATCTAATAAATTATTTATAGATATGATCCCGAAAACATCGTATTTTAAAAATGTTCGTTCATTATTTAATGATTGTGATTGGAATTTAATTAGACATCATATATATGAAAGAGTTAATCATAAATGCGAATGTTGTGGAAAAAGAAGATTTAAATATTTGGATGCACATGAAAGATGGGAATTTAATGAAGTAACTAAAACACAAAAATTAGCTAGAATTATTGCATTATGTAAATTATGCCATTCTGCAACTCATTATGGATATTCAAAAAGAACAAAAAATATAGATAAAATTAATATTCATATTAAAAAAATAAATAATTATTCTGATGAAGAATTGCAAAATCATATTAATGATGCATATAAAACATGGAGAGAAAGAAATAAAATTAAATGGGAATTAGACTTGTCTATCATAACTAATTCAGGTTTTCAAATTAAATAATATTATTGTATTTTATAGAAATGAATAATAATAATAATGAACAATTATTATCATCATTAAATGATTTTATAATTGATATAATTTATAAACATAAATATTTTAGCAATAATGAATATAATTCTATAAAAAATATAAATAATAATTCAAAAATTGATATTGATGATGATGATGATAAACAAACATATAAAAATAAAATAGATATTCAACATTATACTTTTTATTTTTTGCTAGAATATATTAAAAATATTACATCAATTAATAATAATACTTATAATCTATGAATAATTGAAAATTGAGTAACATTAGTTGTATTATTTCTAAAAAAAATCATCCAAATTGAACAATTACCAGCATTACATATAATATATTTACATTTACTCATTATTAATGTAATTGCTAAATATTTTAATGAATATTCATAATTTAGTTCTTTATATACCTTATCAACTGTTGATATTTGATTTGGCATATGTCTTATTTCATCATAAAAAATTATATTATTTAGAAATTCTGATTTCATCTTATCTAAAAAATTAGTTTCATCTGATTGAATAAGAAATTTAATATTTGGTTCTTTTTTTAATATTTCATTTGCATGTGAAATATAATCTTCAAATGATGGTAATGCGATTTCTGTTATTTTATCATTACCTCTATAAAACAAAACACAAATATTATCATGATCAATTGAATATTTTTTCTCAATTTCTGATTGTATTTTTAATATATTATCATTTGGTGTGAAATATTTGCAAATAAATGGATTTAAAGAAATTAAATCTAAAGTTTTGTAATTTTTATATTGATAACATTCATGATAATTAATATCACGAATGTAATCAATATTAATATCATTTTCATTATAATGTTTAAAATAATTAAAAGTTATATCATCTGTTGTATTTTGTTTATACCATGTATAAAAATTAGTTGTATCATAAATATTAGGTAATTGTTTATATTTATTAAAAATCATAATTAAATAATGTAATCTAAGAGAGCAACACGAAAAAAAACCTCCATCATGTGAAACTGCGAAGTTCATAATATAATTATTTTTTAATATAAAATCTTTATATAATAGAATTAATGACTTTATTAACTAAAAATAAAAAAGATTTAGAAAAATTAATTGAAATTATATCAGATTATATTCCAAATAATCATTTTACATATAATGGTAAATCTATTAAAAATAATACTACTTTTACTGATGATTTTGCTAAAATTTATTATAAAAGTAGCTCCTTAAATCAATTTATTAAAGAATTAAAAGATGGTAAATATAATTTTAAATTAAGTCAATATAATAAAAGTTGTATTCAAAGAATTTATAATAATATATCTGATTCAAAATGTATATCTAATGAAACTTATATAAATAATGAAAATATTAAAATTAATATTATTAATAAATCTCTAAATATTAATCCTCAAATAACAAAGTTTTCTGTAAATGATAATAATTATGATATTATAATTGATGATACTCAAAATGAAATAAAAAAAATAAAAAAAATAGATGAATTAACTTATTTAGGAGTTATAGCAGCTGCATTAAGTTCAACTATTAAATCGCAAAAAATAAAAGATGAAATTGTTTCTAAATTTTTGAAATTATATGACAAAAATATAATTGCCATATATTAATATCCTATGTTAGTACATTCCGAAAATTGCAACTACTACCCAGAACATTAATCCAATGAAAATACCAATTCCGAATTCACTATCCTTCTTTTTAATACACTCTGAACGAATATCCGCGAATTTAGTGTAATTAGGAAACTGATTGCACCCATATTGCACATTTTTAAAACACGAATAAACTTCATCATCCTGAACTTTAATATGTGCCATATAATTGCAATGATTAATAATTGATTTCTTATAATTCTTAATCATATTACGAGGCAATACAAATCCAGGACGCGATTCAATCATTGATAAAAAACTAAGAAATGTAATAATAACGATAGCGACTCTCATTTAAGTAGTGTATTTTTAATATTATTTTTTACTATCAATTTTTATAATAATTACTTTAAAATTATTACATATATATTTTTATAAAAATAATACTAAATTTAAATAAAAATGATTAATTTATAAGTAAATTAATATTACGGTCAATAGAAAATGGTTGTTCAATTTTATTTGGAAAGCGATGATCATACGTATATTTATGGTGGTAGGCTTTTTAGTGCAGAAGTCGATGAAAGTACTGGTGAATTGCTTGAACCATATATTCGTAAAGCTTCGCCTTCTAAGACAATTAGATACTATCCATCAAAGCGATTATTTGTTGTGTATATAAATAACATTATTACAGAACTTATTTTCGTGATGACTTGCTGGTCTGATGATTATAAAGCATATGCTATTTTCAACAATATTGGAACATCGTTAAAGGAATGCTATCACGGACGTCCAAATATTACTCCTATTGCTTGCAATATTGATTTCTCGAATTATATCCGAGATAACGGATTGGCAGTTAATGTTTAAGTAGTAGGATTGATTATATATGTCAAAATTTTTTGGCATTTATAAATACCAAAAATGATAATGGTATATATATAAATAACTTTAAAAGCGCCCTGCAGCAAAGTTAAATACATCTTTCCAATTTTTAATTATGTAAACCTTATTATTGTAGATAATGGTATTAAAATCATTTAAATTACTATAATCAATCAAATCATTAAACTCATGATAATTTTGCAACAGATGTTTAATATTAGTACTGTTGAATTCAATTTGTTTAAAGTATGTATCAAAATTTTCATTTTGAATAAAACAACTTATGAATGACTCAAATTCAACTGCAATAACTGTATATGTAGCTGCCCTAGTTATCAAATAATATTTTACTTCATCATACTTTTGATATAAGCAGCCCTCCATTATGCTTTATATCTAAAAAATAAGAATATTTTCATTTTTTTATATTTTTACTATATTATTAAAAATTATTAAAAATATAATTAATATTAATATCAATATTATTTGAAATAAAATTTTATTTTTATTTTTATTTTTATTTTTATTATTAAAAGTTTCAATTGATAATATTTTAGCATTTGAATAAAAACTTTTTAATGTTCTTATTTTTCCTAATCCATATCTTTCATTATCATTATTTTCTTCTAATAATAATAAACGTTTAACTTTTAATTCTGCATTATTTGGGTTATATGTTTTATTATTATCGATAAAATATTTAGGTTTATCTTGTCTAATATATTCATGATATATAATATTTTCTTTTGGTGTAAATACATCCCATCCATTTGTATAAAATTTAACAGATGTTAATATTTCTTCACCTTCAAATAAATCATCTAATGTTGGATCAAATGGTATTTCATTTAAAAATTTTGATTCACAAAAAAACATTCCAGCACTCATGAAATATGAAAGTTTATAATCATTATTAGTATTTGTATATATAGCAGCACTTAATTTTAATATACCTTTTTTATTATATTCAGCACTGAATATATGTGGTATTTCATTTGTTTTATCATTAATTTTTTGTATATCAATTGGATAATGACTTAATACAGGTTTTAATGATAAATTTCTATTTTTAATTTCTTTAATCATATTTATTAATTTTTTATCCCAATCTTTTATAAATGTTGAATGACTATCTATTTGTAAATAATATTCCTCACCATTCCATAATCCTGAACATAAATATCTTGCAAATGTTGGTCCTTTTGCCTCAAAATAAGGTATCCTAATGATATTTATATTACATGCCCATTCATTATTAATTAAACAATCATTATCAATATCATAATTATTTTGTTGGCAAATACCTACATAACAATTATTCTTATTATTAGCATTATCAAATAAAGATTTTAATGTTTTTTCACATTCATCGTCCCTATAACTTGCAATAGAAACAAAAATAGTATTTTCTTTAATATTAACATTTCTAACTTTATTTAACATTCTTATTTAATATAAAAAAAATAATTCTTAAAATGTCATATAAAAATCTTCATCTGCAATATCACCCCAATCTGAAATTGGTTCAGATTTAACTTCAGATTTAACTTCAGATTTAACTTCAGATTTAACTTCAGATTTAACTTCAGATTTAACTTCAGATTTAACTTCAGATTTAACTTCAGATTTAACTTCAGATTTAACAACAATATCAACCCATGATTTTACAAATGGTGTTACAATTATTTCTTTAATTTCTTCTTCCTCGTCATTTAATGTTAAATATAAATTTTGAGTAGGTGTTTTTATATCTAATTTTTTATCAGATAATTTAGGCGTAGCTGTTTCACTAAATTTAGATGGACATATTTTATTAAATCTATAAGATACAATTAATTTCTCACGATTTGCAAATGATAAACGATGTCTAAAACCACATTTTTCTTTATCGCATAATTGACCAAATGTGCAATTTTTTTTGCGCGTTTCAGCATTCGGTTCATCCTTCATTTTATTAGAAAGTTCATCATAAAATTGTTTAACTATTTTTCTATCTTTATAATTAATATAATGTTTATAAGAGCAATCAGAATTAACACAAACACAATTTAAGTTGCAAGTGATAGAAATCATTTGTTTTTGTATATTTTTCATATAAGTTAAATATCATTTTTTTTATAAAAAATAACTTCAAAAAAAAAATTAAATAATATATGGTTTATTTGCATTAATAATAAAATCATTTGAACCTATTTCTGTTTTAAATGTATTATTTGGTCCATAATTTACTAATATTCTTATTAAATCCTTATCTAAAGCTGGAAATTGTTTAATATTAGTACTGGATATATATTCTTGTTTTAATAATTCATCATATAAAATATTTATAAATGTTTTAATATCTGATGAAAACATATATTTATTGCTAATATAACCATCAATTTCTTTATGTCTATATCCAGTTTTAATTATCTTCATATAATCAATAATTAAAAGAGTATTATTATCACCTATACCATATTTATTATTATTTATTAATTTACTATTTGAAAAAGGTTGAATTAAACCAAAATCCCATATAACCCATAAAAACCCTATATTTTCTAAATAAAAATCTTTACCATAAAGATTATAATGATAATATCCACCTGGTTTTGTTTTATGATATAAAAAATTACCATTATGTGAATCGCGATGATAAGCATTAATATATTTATGAAAAAACATTAATGATAATATTACTTGAACTAATGAATTCCAAATAATTTTATCATCTCTATAATATAATGTTATAAAATAGTCATGATCATTTTCAGCTAGTTCATTTAAAGTAATTAGTAAATTATTCTTATTATGAATATTTTTAGGCAAATTAGATAATAATGATATAAATGATGATGAATTTTGTTTTATAAATGACGGAGATATATCACTTGAATATATAGTATGTAAATCTCTAATATTTTGTTTAGTACATTCTAATTTTCCAAAAGACATTGGAAAATGAGGACATTCTTCTTTAATAACACAATTTGTTAAATCTTTTAGCACTTTATATTCTTTAATATTATTACTATTTAATCCATCACTTATTTTTGTTGCAAATGTAAATAATTTTCCAAATTTTTTATTAGTTAATCTATAATGTGATAAAAATACAGAACCATATTTACTATCTGAACCAATTTGTTTATCTAATATTATGCGATTACCAATTCTATAAATCGGCTTACTATTAAGATATTTATATAATCTTAAACAATTATCATTATATTTTGTTCTTGATTCAATATATTTATGTAAAATTTTATAATATTTAATTCTATATTCAATATTTGACATTCTATTAATTTTCATTAAAGGGAATATAAATTTACCTATTTTTTTTTTGTTATAAGAACTATTATTTAAATATTTATTTTTTTTAATTAAAGATCTGAGATTATCTTCCATTTCTTTACGTTTAATTTGAATATTTAATATATCATCTTCCAAATTACTTGATGTTAAAGTTCTCATTTTAGGTGTTGATTTAGTATCTAAACTTGAAAATGATTTAAATGTAGAAGAAGATAACTGTATATTTGATTTATTTGATGATACTGATGATGGTGTTGTAATATTTTTAATAGATGATGATGATTTTCTTTTTGAAATTGGTTGAATATTTTCTGTTTCAAATGATTTAAAAGATTTATCACTACTATTACTTAAATTAAATGTTGAACTAGACAATCGTTCTTTTTTACTTGGAATAGATAATGTAAATATTGATGATGAACTTGTTGGTTTTTTAACAATTGTTTCAGATAATGCAAATATTGATGAACTTGTTTTAGGTAATAGTATTTTTCGTGGTCTTCCTCTAGTTTTTGGTTCTTTTTTTGGTTCTTTTGGTTCTTTTACTGTTTTTTTAGGTTCTTTTTTTGGTTCTTTTGGTTCTTTTTTTGGTTCTTTAGGTTCTTTTTTAGGTTCTTTAGGTTCTTTTTTTGGTTCTTTTACTGTTTTTTTAGGTTCTTTTACTGTTTTTTTAGGTTCTTTTTTTGGTTCTTTAGGTTCTTTAATTTTTTTAGGTCTCCCTACTTTTTTAGGACCGTCTATTAATAATTGTTTTAATTTTGCTTCATTATTACGTAAATATTCTTTATAATAATCACAGGCTTTATATGATGCATATTCTTTATTGGCATTATAATTATTAATACATTTAGAAAATGGTATATTATTTCTTGAACAATGTGATTTATATTGAATAAATGGATTAGGTTTTACACATTTCTCTCTTGCAATAGAATATTCACATATAGGAGGTTTACATATTTTTTCATATTGCATATTTATTCTATATAATATAAGGTTTTTTATTTATAATATTGTCGGGTTTTATAGTTGTAAAAGTTGAAATATTATCACACATAACTTTTAATAATTCTTTATTTAATTTTGATAATGATATAATATTACTTGTATTAGAATATTTATTTAATATTTTAATAATATATGTTAAAAATTTAATAATTGTTGGATTAAATTTTTTTGGATTTGCTAAAAATTTAGCTATTGGTTTAATATAATCAGTACAAATATTTATTGTTGTTTTATATTGTCCAAATTTATCATTATTTATTAATTTACTATTTGAAAAAGGTTGAATTAATCCAAAATCCCATATAACCCATAAATAGCCAATATTCTTCAAATAATAATCTTTTCCATAAATATTATAATGAAAATAACCAATTGGTTTAATTTTATGATATAGAAAATTACCACCATGAGCATCATTATGAAATGCATTAATATATTTATGAAAAAACATAATAGAAATAAATATTTGAGCAATTGAATTTAATAAATATTCATAATTATCACGATAATAAAATCTATATTTATTAAAATCACCTGATGCTAATTCATTTATTTGATAATATAAAGAAACATTATTATTTATTAAATCAGGATAATTTTTTGTTTTATTAATTTCAGTTTCTTTTATTTTATTTAATATTGAAATTTCATATTTACTTCTAATATTTTTATTATCACATTTAATTAATCCATATGTAATAGGAAAATGAGGACATTTAAATAATATAACCTGTTTTGTTAATTCAATAAGGACATTATATTCAATTTCATTATTAATTGAATAATTAATAACTTTAATTGCGAATTTATTTAATTTATTTAAATTATTTTGATTATTAATATCTTTTTCATAATGTGCTAAGAAAACAATTCCATAAGCGCTTTTAGATCCAATTTGTTTATCTAAAATTATATGATTACCTAATCTATAAATAGGTAAATTAGTAGTTTTATCATATTTATATAATCTCATACAAATATTTTTATGTTTTTTATTAATTGATGTAATATATTTTCTAATTATTAAAAAAAAATTAATACGATCAATAATATTAGCTGAAACTCTTTTTATGAAAGGCATAAATACTTTTTGTATTTTATTTGCTGCATTATTTTGATTTAAGGAACATTTTTTTAATAATTTTTTATATATAGTTCCTGTTTCATTTATTTTTCTCAATGTTTCTGGATTAACAGTTTTATTTTTAAGCCAAATTTCACATATATTTTTTGAATTTTTATTTAAAATTTTAGCACATTTAGATTTTAAACTTTTATAAATTGCACCATTTTCTGTGATTTTTCTTAAACTTGTAGGATTTTTATTTTTATTTTCTAGCCATTTTTCACATAATTCTTTTGTTATTAAATTATTTATTTTCATTCTTATATAAGTATTTATATAATTATATAAGGTGTTTTATTTATTACTTGCGATGGTTTAATATTTGTAAAAGATGGAATATTATAAAGAAAAACATTTAATAATTTTTGATTTAATTCTTGTAATTTTGTATAATCAAATATATTATAATATAATTTAATTTCATTATATAATAGTTGTATAATATTATATTCATTTGTAGATAAATATTTTTTATAATAATTAACTACATTTATTATTTTATCATAATCACAATTTATAAATGTATTTAATATAGTATTTCCTATTTTCTTCTTTTTTGTAAAATGAGTTGCAAATCCAAAATCCCATACTACCCATAAATAACCTATATTTTCTAAATAATAATCTTTACCATAAATATTATAATGAAAATAACCACCTGGTTTAATTTTATGATAAAGAAAATTACCAAAATGAGTATCATTATGATATGAATTTGTATAATAATAAAAAAACATCATTGATAAAAAAACTTGTGTAATAATATTAAGAAAATCTGATTTAACAGGTTGTATTAATAAACTATGTAAATCACCAGATGCTAATTCATTTATTTGTATTAATATTGATTTATTTTTATTTATAATTTCTGGAAAATAATGTTTTTTTTTATGTTTATCTTTTACTATAGAATAATCATCGGGATTATTACTTTTAGCTCGCGAATTATTACATCTTAATGAACCGTATGATATTGGAAAATGAGGACATTTTAATTCTATAACTGCTTTTGTTAATGTTTCTAAAATTTTAATTTCTTTTTGATTATCTTTTGATTGATCAGTAATTTTAACAGCAAATTTATTTAATTTATCAAATCTTGTTCCATATTTTATATTTGATTTAAAATGTGATAAAAATACTATTCCATATACACTTCGTGTTCCAATTTGTTTATCTAATATTATTTTATTACCAATTCTATAAATTGGTCTATTTGTTTTTGCATCTATATTATATAATCTCAAACAATTATTTTCTTCTTTAATTGATAATAAATATTTTTTAATTATTATAAAATAATTAACGCGATCAATAATATTAGCTGTAATTCGCTTAATATATGGCATAAATAATTTATGTATTTTTTTTACTGCATTCTTTTTTTTAGTTTCAGAATTTTCTAAACTTTTTGATGATGATATTAATTTAACTTTTTGATTTATGGGACAATTTTTTGATAATTTCTTATATATACTTCCATTTTCTTTAATTTTACGTTTTGTTTCTGGATTAATAGTTTTATTAGAAATCCATTTATCACAAATTTCTTTTTGAGTTAATTTTTCTTTTAAAGCACATTTTTTTGATAATTTCTTATATATACTTCCATTTTCTTTAATTTTACGTTTTGTTTCTGGATTAATAGTTTTATTAGAAATCCATTTATCACAAATTTCTTTTTGAGTTAATTTATTCATTTTTCTCTAATTATATAATAAGTTTTTATTATGTAGTATTTCCAGGTTTTATATAATTAAGTATTTTTATAAAATATGATGGTTTTATTACGCGTTTTGTTCCTATTATATAAGGTATTTTATTTATAATATTTAAAGGTTTTTTATTTGTAAAAGATGGTATATATTTAACTAAATAATTTAAAATATCATTATCTAATTTTTCTAATAACTTAATATTATTATTTTTATATTTATTAATTATTTGAAATAAATTTGTTTTTAATTTATTTTCATCTGCTGTAAATAAATGATTATAATTTTGTAATGCATCAAATAAATAATCATAATCATAATTAATATTTATATATTCATCGGTTAATGGTTGTATTAATCCAAAATCCCATATAACCCATAAATAACCTTTATTTTCTAAATAATATTCTATACCATTAATAATATAGTAAAAATACCCACCTGGTTTAATTCTATGATAAAGAAAATTACCAGTATGACAATCATTATGATATGATTTAATACGATCGTGAAAAAACATAATTGATATTAATATTTGAGTAATTGTATTAAATTTATCAGTATTTTGATCAAATCTTAAATAATTGTTAAAATCACCTGATGCTAATTCATTTATTTGTATTAATAAAGATTTATTTTTATTAACTAATTTTGGAAATAATTTTTTCTTATTATGTTTATCTTTAACTATTGAATAATCATCTGGATTATCACTTTTAGCTCGTGAATTATTACATCTTAATGAACCATATGATATTGGAAAATGAGGACATTTTAATTCTATTACTTCTTTTGTTAATTGTTCTAAAATTTTAATTTCTTTTTTATTTTCTTTTGTTTGATTAGTTATTTTAACTGCAAATTTATTTAATTTATCGAATTTTGTTCCATATTTTATATTTGATTTAAAATGTGATAAAAATACTATCCCAAATGCACTAGGAGAACCAATTTGTTTATCTAATATTATTCTATTACCAACTCTATATATTGGTTTTTTCGTTTTTTCATCTATATTATATAATCTAACACAGTTTTTAGTTTCTTTTATTGATAATAAATATCTTTTCATTATTGTAAAATAATTAACACGATCAATAATATTTACTGATGTTCTTTTAATATAAGGAATAAATAATTTATGTATTTTCTTAATTGCGCTTATTTTTTTTGTATTTGAAATTTCTAAACTTTTAAATGATTTAAAGGATTTAGGTTCTGATTTAACTAAACATTTCTTTTCAAGTTCCTTAAATATAGGTCCATTTTCTTTGATTTTACGTAAGGTTGCTGGATTTATAGTTTTGTTTTCTAACCATTTATCACATAAATCTTTTTCTGTTAATTTAGTTTCTTTTTTTTGATTTAAAGAACATTTTTTTTGAAGTTCCTTAAATATAGGACCATTTTCTTTGATTTTACGTAAGGTTACTGGATTTATAGTTTTGTTTTCTAACCATTTATAACAAATATCTTTTTCTGTTAATACAGGCATATAATATCTAATAATATAAGGGGTTTTATTTATAATATTTGATGATTTAATAGTAGATGAAAAAGATGAAACATTTTTAATAAAAAATTCTAAAATTTTTTTATCTAAATTATGTAAAAAGTTAATATTATAATAAAAATAACCACCAGAATTTATTTCTAGATAATTATAATCCTTTCCAAAATAATATACATCAATATATTTATGAGAAAACATTAAAGAAATAAATATATTTTTCTTTTTTGATAATAATAAATCTTTCAAATTACCATCAACAATTTCATTGATTTTTATATCTATTATTACATATTAATGATCCATAAGTAATTAAAAAATGAGGACATTTTAATACAATAGCATTAGTACTCAATTTTCTTTTTTATTACTTTCATCTTCATTTGTAATTTTAATTAATAATTAAGTTTTTTATATAAAAATATATTAGATCCTATTTTTTTTAATTTTAAACAATTATTATTACCCTTTAATGATAAAAAAATTTGATCAGATTTATATTAAAATCTTCCTTATCAGACGATTTAATAAAATCTACAATACATTTCTTTTGAAGGTTTTTATAAATAATTCCTGATTCTTTGATTTTACGTGATGTTTCTGGATTAATTGTTTTATTTAATAACCATTTATCACAAATTTCTTTCTTATTTTGATTTAAGGAACATAATTTTTCAAGTTTCTTATATACTTCACCATTTTCTTTAATATTGCGGGTTGTTTCGGGATTAACTGTTTTATCTAAAATTCATTTATCGCAGATTTCTTTTTCCGTTAATTTTTTCTTTTTTGACATTTATATTCTCTAAATATTAAACAGATAATAATGAAAAAATATGTTTTTATTATTGATTTGGATAGTACAATAATAGGAGATTGCAGTTATCAATTACAATTATATAATATTTCTAAAATAATGAATAATAGCAAACAATTAATAAATATTAATAAAATATTATCTCAATATTATAATGAAAAATCAAAATTAGTTCGTCCTCATTTTATATATTTTATAAATAAAATGCGTGAATTATATAAAAATGATGTATATTTTTATGTATATACTGCTTCTAGTAAAGATTGGGCAAATATACAAATAAAATTAATAGAAAAAGAAAATAATATAAAATTAAATAGACCTATCTTTACAAGAGAAGAATGTAAAGAATTTAAAAATAAAAAATTACAATCTTATACAAAATCAATTGATCCTTTATTAACTAAAATTAAACCTAAAAATCCTGAAATTATAATTATTGATGACAGTGATGTTTATACTGATTTTAAACATGTTCAAATACAATGCAAACCTTACAATTATACATCCTTTTGCGAAATTTATCAAGTATTGCCTGATAAAATGCAAAATGATTTAGGAAAAGGAATGATTTGTCCATATAATAAAGATAATTGTAGTATTACAAATAAAATGAAATTATATAAATGGTTATATAAAAAATGTAAAGAAGTTAATAAAAATAATAAGAAATATTTATTAGATAATTTTTGGCTTAATTTAGCAAAAGTTATTGATGCAAATAAAATTACTGATTTTAACAGTAATGTAATAAAACAATTAACTTTAATTGCAAATAATTAAAATTTTTTAAATATTGTAACTAACATATTTATTACAATAATTACTATTGTAAATATAAAATAACCAATAAAATGGACCAGCAAATAATGCCATAACTAATCCTGCAACTTTATCTCCAATTGATGAATTATAAAATAAACATACAAATGAAGCTATAAATGCAACAAATCCAGATATTATCCAAATAGAAATTAATAATCCTATCCAAAAAAAGTAAATAATTTGTGGTCCAAATCCTGATAATAATAACAATGCAAATATACTATTATAATTTTCTATATCTTCAGCTTTTAATTCAATTGGTACAGATGCTTCTGTAGTAGTAGTACTCATATTATTATTAATCTATATATTATTAATATATTAATAATAATATTGATTAGAGTTGCAATAATTAATATTATAAACATAATATATCCAATAAAATGGACCAGCTATAATACTAAAAACTACACCTAATATTTTATCTTTCATTGATGAATTATAACCTAAACACATCATACTAGCAATAAACGAAATAATACCTCCTATAATCCATATTAATAAAAATATTAAAATTATAAATGATAATATTGTATCTGCTTTTTCAATTTTTTGTTCTTTTGTTGCCATCTATATTATATAAATATATATTTATTTATGTAATTGAATATGATAATAAACACACATTAAAAATGTATCACATAAATCATCTTTTTTTTTATGAGAATTTATTATTGTTAAAATCTCATCATTTTTATAAGCAGTTTTTAATAAATGTGATGTATAATAAATAGCATCTAATTTATTTTGTTTATGTTTATTTGATACGACAATATCACTATATTTATCCATTATTTTTAATTTATGTTTAGGTGATACATAAATAGTCTCAATATCTAAATTTAAATGTTTTCCAATTAATTTAAAATATGTATTTATACATGTTTGAATTGTTCGCATTATAGAAGTCATTTGACATTCAATCAATATTATTAATTTATCTTTTGTATTTTCAAGATTTAATTTAATCATTAAATCATCTAAAAATTCAATTGTATTATCAATTATATTCTGAATATTATTTTTACTGCAATTTAAATCAATCTTATCAATTGCTTTTATTATTAACTCATTATCATTATCATTATCATTATCATTATCATTATCATTATCATTTTCATTATCATTAATAATAGCAAAACAGTATGCCATATTTTTAATGCCAATATCAAAAGATAATAATTGTTTCATAATAATATATATAATATATGAAAACTTTATTTATATTTAGAAGAGATTTGCGAATATATGATAATACTGCATTAAATATGGTTAAAAATAAATATCCAAAATCAGAAATATTACCTATATTTATATTTAACAAAAAACAAATTGATGAAAATGAAAATAAATATTATTCTAAAAATGCAGCACAATTTTTATTTGAAAGTTTAGAAGAATTAGATTTTATGAATTATTATTATACGGATAATGAACTATCTATTTTAGATGAATTATATAAAAAATTTAAATATGATGTTATTTCTTATAATAAAGATTATACACCATATGCAAAAAAAAGAGATAATGAAATTAATTTATGGGCTACAAATAAAAAAATAGAAATTATTACATATGAAGATTATACTTTACATAATATGGGAGAAATTACTAAAGATAATAAAGAACCTTATTTAAAATTTACACCTTTTTATAAAAAAAGTATTTTAAAAAAACCAAGATCATTATTAACAAATAAAACTTTTAATTTCATTAAAGATGATAAATCATTATTATTATCTTCACTTAATTTTATACGACCAACTGTAAATAAATTTATTTTAGTTAATGGAGGTAGAAAAAATGCATTAATTATATTACAAAAACTTAAATTTGGCAAATTTAATAATTATGATAATGAAAGAGATTATCCATTTTTAGATAAAACAACTAAATTAAGTGCATATATTAAATTTGGCTGTTTAAGTATTCGTGAAATATATTATACATTACATATAACACATGGAATAATTAGAGAATTATATTGGCATGATTTTTATGCAATAATAACAAATTATTTTCCATATGTATTAAATGGACAATCTTTTATTAAAAAATATCAAAATATTAAATGGAATAATAATAATGAGTTATTAGAAAAATGGAAAAATGGATTAACTGGTTTTCCGTTAATAGATGCTGCTATGAGGCAATTAAAAATATCTGGATGGATGCATAATAGATGTCGAATGGTTGTTGCATCATTCTTAGTTAAAAATTTATTAATAGATTGGAGAAAAGGTGAAGAACATTTTGCAAAATCATTAGTTGATTATGATCCATCTTCAAATAATGGTGGTTGGCAATGGTGTGCATCAACTGGAACAGACAGCCAACCTTATTTTAGAATATTTTCGCCAACATTGCAAATGAAAAAATTTGATAAAGATTGTGAATATATAAAAAAATGGATACCTGAATTAAAAGAAATATCAAATAAAATAATTTTAAATTGGGAAACAAAACAATATCCAAATATTAATTATCCAAAACCTATTATTGATACAAAAGAAACATCTAAATTATTTATAAAAACATTTAAAGAGATTTATTAATAATAAATCATTTACGATATAATGAGTAATTTGAATTTAGCTTTTTATAGTTATTTTTTTGGTAGCAATGATAATCTAGGATTTGCTATACCAACTATAGAAAATTTGAAATATAAATGTTATTATTATACGAATAATAAGACAATTTATGATAAATTAAAAGAAACTAGTTGGATTGGTATTTTTATTGATATAGAATTTAAAGATGATATATATGAACCTAATATGTATGGTAAACATCTTAAAGCAATGCCACAAGAATATAAAGAACTTAAAGATTATGATTATTTATTTTTTTTTGATAGTAAATTTCCAGAATTAAATGAAAAATTTATAGAAGATAATATACAAAAATATTTTATTAATGATAATAAAGCATTATTATTAAGATATCATCCATGTATTACTAATCATGTTATGTCAGAATTTAATTTAAGTATGTTTCAACCAAGATATTATGATGAACGCGAAAGATATTATAATTATATTCAAAAACAAGTTGCATTAGGATTTAAAGATATAGATGATTATCATTGTGCGACAAGTTATTTATTAAGAAATATGAAACATCAAAAAATAATAGAATTAAATACAATTTGGTACAATAATATTCAAGAATGTGGCATTCAATGTCAAATTTCTTTCTTCTTTGTTAAACAATTGTTTAAAAATTATATTGTACCAATTAAAGAAAGACCTTTTAAAGATATTAATACAACTTTATACTATTAAATATACATTTAAAGAGATTTAAATCATATCCTTAAATACTTTTGTAATACTAGGAAGAGTAATATAAATGCATTCATTTTTGATTGAAGATTTTTCACAATATTTTTTATAAGATTTATATAAATTTACAACTAATTCTTTAATATTAGCAAATGATGTTTCATATTTTAAATTATATTTTTCAATTATTTTTTCTAAGTCTTCAATTGATGTATCAGATTTAATATTTGCAATAATATCATATGGTATATTTTCATATTTAATAAAATTACAATGAATAATATCTCTCAAATGATTATATTTCTCTGTTTCTATTATTTCTTTTTTTAATTGTTCTTTATCAACATATTCTATTTTATTATCTACATAAAGTTCTAATAACTTTATTTTTGATATTTTATGTAAGTTTTCACATAAAATATTTTTTCGTAAATAATGCATATTTATACTATTAATTAATTCTAATTTTGTTAATTTTTCTTTATTCATTGTATTCATTATTAATGAATTTTAAAAAATCATTTTTTTATTATTATTAATTCAAAAAAAACTATATAATAACATTTTATTATTATTATAAAAAACAATAATGACAACTGAATTTCACAATGAAAAGTTCTTTGAAAATGCTAATGGTATTTATTTTAAATCTGGTTATCCATCACAATGGTATATTTCACCATTTACTATTAATAATAAAGAATATAATTGTTGTGAAAAATATATGATGGCTGAAAAAGCACGATTTTTCGGAGATGTTGATTCTGAGATATTTATTATGAATTCAGATGATCCTAAAGAACATAAAAAAATTGGTAGAAATGTTAAAAATTTTAATGCTGATAAATGGAATGAAGTTGCAGATGATATCGTTTATAATGCAAATTATGCTAAATTTACTCAGAACCCCGTATTAAAACAAAAATTATTAAATAGTGGTGGTAAAATATATGTTGAATGTTCTCCATATGATGCAATTTGGGGTAATGGTATGAATATTTCTGATACTCTTAATACTTCTATTGAAAATTGGAAAGGAACTAATCGTCTTGGATTAGCTATTATGAAAGTTCGTAATACTTTAAGAACTAGTCAAAAATAATTGAAATTTTAAAAAAATTATTTAGCATCTTCTGATACAACTGAAGCAGCATCTGTTTCTTTTTGTTTTTTCCATTGTTCTGTTGCTTTTTTCATTCGTTCTTTTGGATTACATCCATCATTTTTAAGAAGTGCCATTTGATCTTTAATAAATAGATTATAAAGAGATGGAGCTTTTTTAGGTTTATCTACACCATTTTTATCAGTATTTTTATTTGATTTATGTGCATCTTTTAATAATTTAACTAGATCAGCAATTGAATATGAATTTGAAATATCTACTGATGATACAAATTTATCAATAATTTGTTTAGTTGTTGTCATTTATTTATTTGTAATATATATATCTTATGTTTATATCCATTTAAAATAATCCAAATAAAAATATATAATAATATTTTATTATTAAATTAATAATAAAATGAATAATAATTATAAAGTTTATCAAGATTTTGAGCCAGTTGTTTTTACTAAAAAATCTAAAACATCATATGTATCTCAAAAATCTAAATCTAATATTCATATTGATACTAAAAACGATACTGATGAAATAAAACCTATTATTTATTATCCACTTGAAAAAATAAATATTATTAAACAAGCAAGAGAAGCTGCTAATTTATCACAAAAAGAATTATCCAAAAAAATAAGTCCAGTTATTCCAGATGATTTTATTTGTAAAATTGAATCTAGAAAATATCCATATGATGATAAAACTTATAATAAAATATTACAAGTTCTTAATATTAAAAAAAAATAATTTAAATCATATTATCTAATCTAGTTTTTATTGTATTTATTTCAGTTTTTAATTCTTTTATTGATTCTATTATCAATCCTGCCAAATTTCCATATGCTACATTATAATATCCATCCTTATTTATTGAAACAGCCTCGGGCAATATCTCATTAACCTGCTGTGCTATTATTCCTGTTTGTCTTTTTGATGTTCCTGTACTTCCAATCAATTCATATGTTATTCCTTCTAATGTACATAATTTATTTAAGGCATTATCAATAACTCTTATATTAGTTTTAAGTCTTGCATCAGATGTTGATAAAAGTGCTCCATTAAAATATAACTTAAAACCATCATTATAATTTATTTCTAATGCATTTACATAATTATTAGCAATATTAGTATCTATAAATAAATTATTATCATAATCATTTAAATTATACTTCCATATCCCAAAACTCTCATTTTCTAATCCTATTTTATATATTGAATTATAATCTCTATTAATACCGGTTATATTTTTTGTTATTTTATTATTAAAATGTATAAATGATTTAGATGTACATGAATTTAATGTTATAAAATTATCATTATCTGGAAAATTATTTATTTGAAATAAATTATTATTAATATTATTTATATTATTTCCATTTATTAATATTCCTCCTTTATAACTATCTCTAAATCCTACTGCAGGATTTAATATTATATTTCTTGTATTTAATTCAAAATTTGTTGTTGATGATATATTATTCATTAATGATAATATATTATCATATAACGATGATCCATCACTATTATATATATCGCCTTTTAAATATATATTATTAGTTTCTATATTTCCTGTTGTTTTTAATGTTCCTTGCGAATTTATATTTAATAATTTTGTATCATTTAAATATATCTCATAATCATCTGTAAAACTATAAATATTATGTGCATTATTATAAATATTTCTTTGTGTTATTAATGGTAATTTAGCTGTTGTTTTAACATATTCTATTGATAATTCACAACTTTCATATTTATAATAATTATCTTTTATAATAATATTTATAGGAATATTATATAATACATTCTTTATTTTTACTGGATATACTTTTAATTTATTTTCTATATATGGATTTTGTAAATTTGATGATATTCCTGTAATCGATCTTAAATAATCAACTGTATTTTCTATTATTATTGTATCATTTATTCTAGTATTTGTTATAGTATTTACAAATTTACCATTATATAAACTAGTAGGTACAATATTATTCAATCTTATCAAATTATAACTATAATTTAATAATGTAATATTTAATGATGGTAATATAAATGACGCATATTGATCAAATTTAATATAATTCTTAATATTTATTTCATTAACTTGATATGTTTTTAATATTGTACTTATATCTGCAGGCTGAACTATTCCTCCTAATGTAAAAGTTGTTAATAATACTTTTGTAGTAGTGGAATTAGCAACTGCATATTCAGTAATTCCTGGTGCATTTGTTACATCAGTTGTAGTAACAGAAGGTTGTGTGTGATATATTGTTTTTGGTATTTTATATTTAAAACTAGGTAGACTTATAATGGGTTGTAGTTCTATTATTATATAATTTTCATTATCTACATAATTATAACTAATATTTACATCATTTACTTCTAATTTAGGCATTAAATCAATTGTATTTGTTAGAGGAATATAATCAAAATTAAAAGTAGGAGTAATATTATTGTAATTTGCAACTACATTATTAAATTGATATGTTATATCACCTAATATAATATTTGATGAATAATAAAAATTTGTTGTTGAAAATTCATAATCTGTATTTATATTATCTAAATTAGAATAATAAATACCTGTTTCATTATATATTACACCTAATTTATCATTTACTAGAATATTACTATTTACTATTAATGGCAGTGATGATACATAATTATTTTTTAATTCTAATGCTGATTTATTATTAAAACTATTAACAAAAATACTTGCATTTTCATTAATATTTGAATTAATTGCAATACCATTTGATGTTATACTAAAAATATTTTGTGAATTATAATTAAAATTAAAATTATTTGATACAGATAATTGCCAATTATTATTATTATTTTGTGAAAATCCTACTAATATAGGATTTGTTGATTTATTTGTTAGTTTTAGCAAATTATAAGCAGTATTATCATTAATATGAACAATTGTATCCTCATTTATACATTTTTTATTATCATCATAAAAAATACCACCTCCAATATTCATTATATTAATATCATTTAATGTTGTATAACACGAAAAATAAGGTTTGTTTGCTAAATTCTTCCTTGTTATTTCAAATAATGAATTATTGATTGATGGATTTATTGTATAAAAATTATCTCTGTGAAATATATGTGATATTTTTAATGATACACCATCTATTATTGATGAATTGAAATCAGATGATTGTTTTAATGTATCTATCAAATTTAAATCTATTGATGCTGATGATTTTAATGATAAATCTCCACTTGATGATATAAATGTTCTTGATCTGCAATTAAAACTACCTGCACAACTATCATAATTATTATTATATATATAAACAGCTGAATTTGTTTCTACATCATTTATTGTTTCCAACCATCTTGAATTATTATTATCATGTCCAATTATTAATGATCTTGTTGGATATATTTTAATATTATTACCTATAATTAAAACATCTGTATTTTGCCCAGCTGTGCTTACAGGTGTAATTGATTTTATTGATGAATTTATAGAATATGATAAACTTGCAAATAATACTATTTGTTGAGATATATTATTCCATGTTAAATTTAAATGAGTATTTGCATATTCAATCATAAAATTTAATAATGGAATTAATGATAATGATGTATTAATATAAATGTCTATATAATTAGATAATAATTCAACAAATATTGATAATGTATTTGATAAATTATATGAATTATTTATAAAATTTATATATTTATTTGTAATATGTAATATATATTCTAATAATATATGTTTATCTACTATATTTTCAGATATATATATAATATCTGTTCTGATTTCTATTAATAAATTTATATTATATTCTATATTTGCTATTGTTGTAATATAAATATCATTTAAATCTTCATCTAATTCAAATATATAATTATAACTCAAACAAATATTTATTATATCTATTTTAAAATTATCCATAGTTGATTTTAAATTATTAATATAATTTTGAGTTGTATTTATTCCAACCATTATTTCATCATCATTTACATAATATAATAAATTTGAACTATAATCTGGATTAAATGCTGATATTTGTAAATCCAGATTTATTGCAGTATCTTTATTTATAGTTGATTGTTGTAAATATGTATCTATATTTGTATTTATTGAATTAACTATTCTAGTTGTTAATGTTATATTATTTACAGCCAAATTTGAATCAATATTATAATTATTATTATTTAATTCTGAATATAATAATGGATACTTATCAATCAAATTATCATAAATATTTGAAATATTTATATATATATTTGATGAATATATTTTATTATTTATTAATAAAAATGCTTTATTGTCATCATTATCTATATTATTATCATTATATAGATTATTACAAATAATATAAGTATTTGATGTTATTATCATATCATTTGATGATATTATTGCAAAATTTGATGTAATTATATTTATATTTGATATATAATTATAATAATTACTAGATGCTATATAAATATTTGATGCTACTATTTTATTATTATTACCTGTTATAAGTATATTTGCAATATCTGTAATATGATTTTGATTTTTATAAATATTACTTAAATTATTATAAATATTTATTGAATCTGTTAAATAATTGCTAGTTAAAATTTTATAATTATTAGCAATTGGTATATAACTAGTTATATAATTATTAATATAATTAAGATTACTATTAATATTTGATGATATTTTATAAGTTTCCATTGAATAATTTTTATTATTTGATGTATTTCTATATAAATCAATAAAATCTACTAATGATGTGTCATGATAAAAAGTACTTGATAATTCATAATTATTATTTTTATTAGTATTTAAAGTTATTTTTAAATTATTTGCAATTAATGTATAATTATTAACTACATTTGAATTTTCATAAATATTAGAAATATTTGATGAATGTATTGTATATTCTTTAGCTATATTTGAAATTAAAGTATAATTACTATATGCAATATTACTATTTATAAATGCACTATCTAAATAACTTTTAATTGGCATTGCTAATAATTGATAAATATTATTTGTATTATTTGTATCTATAACTAATAAATTACTTGTAATATTAATATTTGTTTTAATTGGAATTAATATATTATTAATATTATTATAAGAATTATAATAAGTTTTTAAATTATTCATTAATAAAATTAAATTAATATCATTATTTGATGAAAAATTTGCATTTTCTTGTATTATACTTCCATAATTGCCAATATCTATTGTTTCATTTATAAAATTATAATAATAATTACTTGTGATGATATATTCATCATATAAAAATATTTTTGATTTATTAGCTATTGATATTATTGAACTAATCGGATTTTCAATTACTACATTTGAAACATTATTATAATATAGTACTGCATTTGTGTATATATTTGATGAATAATATAAATTACTATAACCATATTTAGTTATAATATTAATATCTGAATTATATATTATATTCGCATAATCTGTTTTCATTGAATTTGATGTTGTTCTTGATGTTAATACTATATCTGATATTGATGTATTAATTAGATTTAAGGAAGTATTTGATGAGTTTTTTGTTCTTAAATAAAAATCATTGATTGTATCATAAATATTACATGATAAATTGTAATTACTATATGAATAATTTAAATTACTAAAAGCATTTACTCTCAAAACATTAGAATTTATAATTAAAGGTTCATCTGTATAGGTAGGAGAAATACTATATAAATAATTACGAAGTAAATCATTATTTGAAGTATAAGCATTATTAATATTTGATGAAAAATTATTAATATATGTCAAATAATTGCTAGTATTGTTTGAAGTTGTTATAATATAACTATTATAACTATTAACTGATGCTAATAATATGTTATTTAATTCATAATTATTTGATGTTAATATATAATTACTTGCAGAATATTTAATATTTGTATTTTTGTTAGCATCCATTTTGTCATCTAATATATTTATATATGCATTATATGCTAAATTACTATTTGCAAATGATATTTTCTTTGGATGATTTGGAGATAAAATTGTATCAAAATAATATATATTATTACCTAATGAATAAATCTTATTTATTATTGTTTCAACTGGATTTGGTGAAAATAAAATATTATTATCATTAAATTTATAATTTCCTTTAATATTTATTGAACCATCAATATCTATATCTCCTGTTATTTTAACATTTCCTGTTATTCTCAAATCTTCCTTATTTTTATTAAAATCTGACGCATTTTCATAAGTAATAGGATTATTTATATCTATATAATATTTATCATTATCATAATATAAATTTATACATGATTTTTTAGGTTTATAACTATTTTTCATATATCCAAATTGTAATGGACCAGCATAATTTGTATCATCTGTAATATGATTTTTATAAATATACCATTTATTTTTAGATACATAACTTAAATTTGTTGAATCATCGCAAAATTCAATACCAGAATATCTTGAATTATCTGATGATCTATAAAAACTAATAACACTGTTATTAATCTTATTATTATTAATATTTATATTTTGAATTTTTAATGGTATTGTTATTTTAGGATCTTCAAATTGAACTCCTAAACCAATATTTGCATTCTCTATTATCGCATTAATTGAATTTAAATATTTAATTGAACATAATTTATTATTACCCTCATAATATCCTTCATATGAATTAATACCACCATTAACATTTAATTGTTTTCTATTTATCCCATTTTCATTATTAATATTTAAATGTGATATATAATTTAAATTATCTTTCTTTATTATCATATCACATTCATATTCTATATTATTTTTTCTGATATAATAATTTGATGTAATTATATCACCATTTATATCTAGAGTTTTAATTGGTCTAATTGTATTTATTCCAATTTTATTATTTTCAAATATTCCTAAATTAGGAGGTGTATTATTTATTTTTGTTTTATTCTTACCTGCATAAAAATAAATATTATTCCATGTTGAACTATTTTGTGTTAAAAATACTAAACTATTATCTAATCTATGGTCTAATGTGTTTAATTTTGTATGTCCTATATATGCAGATGATCCATATGGTGTTATTGTTGTATCATGTAAATATAATTCATATTGATTTTTTTGCGTTTCTTTATGTTTATAAATATTTATAATATCACTATTATAATTAGCATCTGATATATTTGTTGTTTGTCCTCCAACATTAATATAATTAGCTAATGTAATATCATCCATTATTCTTTCCGGTATTGCTGTAAATTGTGATGGTGATGTTGTTCCAACTAGAATATCTATTGCAGTTCCTTTATAATAAATAGTATCAGTTACATTAATAGATTTGGTTGATATACTATTATCACATGTTAATGATGTAAAAGTCGCAGAACCTGAAAAAACACATGAATTATTAAAATCACATGTGCCGTCTCCTGAAACTATTAAATCATTATTAATATTTAAATTAGTTGCTGTTAAAGTATTATTAACATTTAAATTATCTGTTATTTCTGAATTTCCATATATCATTAATTTATATTTAGTTTCATTTGTTCCAATATAAACATTTGAATTAAATTTAAATATATCTTTATTAAAATCACCTCCCCTTATTTGATTTGCATTTAATGTTAATCCCGCTCCCTGTCTCATATATAAACTATCTAATGATTTTGGTTGTTTTGACATATAATCATAAATAATCATATTATCAGCATATAAATTTCCTTTTACATGCAAATTTGCATATTCTTCTTTATTTGTAATTGTAATATATCCACTTGCATTATTATAATAATAATAATCATATCTTATTTTATCTGAAACTGCTAATTTATCTAAATTTATTAATACTGAACCTGTTGTATCAATCGCCAATGAAGGTAATTGAAATGATGTGTAATCAGGTGTATTTACTCTGTCATTATCTTTGATATATAAATTATCTATTTCAGAATATGTTTTACTAATATTAAAATGCAATGGCATATTTTTTGATGTAATTATATGAAATGGTGAATTATTTACTCCTCCAATTATTCCACAACTAAATTTTGTCGAACTATCATCAGTACCATCATTATTTTGAATAACAAATTGAATATTACTTACATTATTATTACAATGTCTTGATATTTTTAATGGATTTGTATTATTATTAGCATTTGTCATTGTTCCTAGTGTTAAATTTTGTGTTGTATATATATTATCTTGCAAATAATCTTTTACTGAATAAAATAATAAATGCGATGATAATCTATTTAATACTTGATTAAAACTTTTAATATTCGTTGATAATGTTAATATATCTATATCATTTGATAATAATATACTTTCTGCTGTTATAGTACCTAAACAATGTATATTACCTTCTACTATTAATGATTTATTTGCTAATGATAAAATTTTATTTCTTGATGTATTAACACCAACTGCTTTATCAGTAACAACTAAATTATGCATATGATTTAAATTGTTAGTATCTAATGCAACATTATGACTACTATTAAAAATATCACCAACTGCTAAATAAGTTCTTATAAAATTATCTCTTGTTAAATCTAGATTATAAATATTAGATAATCCAATACCAATTGAATCAATTTGTATTCTCGTATAATCCATTTATATTTATATATAAATAATTTTTACTAACTGTTTATATATTAAAAAAAATAATAATTATAATATTAATTTTATGTTCCTGGTTCTATTTTTGCGTCTTTATTAATAATTTTTTTTAATTCACTTTTAATTTCTTTTAATTGTGCATTTATTTGTTCATGATTAGCAACTTCAGAAGCTGTTGCACTATATGTATAAGCTAATAAATGTTTAAAAACATTATTCATATTTTCTTGCTTTATTGGAGATTGTGATTGAACTAATGGAAATAAATTTAAAGAATCAATATATTTATTTCCATCTTCTGTTGATAATATTTGAAATAAATTTTTATATATTTTATTATAATTTAATGTCATTTCATTTAATTGGTCATTTGTTAATTCTGATCCTGGAATTTGTTGCATTTTTTGTTTATATTCTGTAAGTTGCTGTTGTCTTATTAAGGCATTCATTCGTTTTTGATATTCTTCAGGTGTTTCATATACTTGTTGTTGCTGTGGTTGATATAATAGCTGTTGCTGTTGTGGTTGATATAAAGATGTCATTATCTATTATATAATAATTTAAAAAAATTAATCACTTGTTCTTATTTGCCCATAATAAATTAATGCTTCTTTACTTACATTATTTTCTGCATCTTTTTTAGAAAATCCTGTTGCTGTTGCAATTGTATCACCTAATCTATTTTTAACACTATAATTAAATATTTTAACACAATCTTTTGTTATTATACCTAATTCACAGAATTTAGGCGTATCTTGAATAGAATGTTGCATATATGATACTAACATATCCTTGTAATTTGTTTTTTGTATAATTAATTCACTGAAATCAATATAATTTTCTATTATATATATTATCCATTTTTCAGCAATATAATAACCTGCACCTGTTAATGGCATTAATTTGATCTTATCAGGCATAATAACACTATCATCTGCATTTTGAAAATCTGTATATAAAGCACCTATAAAAGCTTCAAATATATCTTCCATTATTTTATAATTACTTCGTCCATTTGCATCTTCAACTTGTTTTGATATTATTGCAAATCTTGCAAATCCAATTTCATTTGATAAAAATCCTAACATTTTACCATTAACTATTCTAGTCCGAATTTTTGATAAAAATCCTTCGTTTTGATCCGGAAAACGAAAATAAAGATAATTAGCAACAACCATATTCAAAATTGCATCCCCTAAAAATTCCAATCTTTCATATGACATATCTTGCAATGCTATACAATTTTTAGGACAATTCATATTTCCTGTTGCAAAATCTGCATTTTTCATTGTACAATATGATTTATGAATAAATGCAGTTCTATATAAATTAATATTATTATATTTAACATCTGATAAACCATTAGTATTTAAAAAATTTACTAAATCATCATGATTTAACATAATATTATTTGCATTATAGGGCAATTCATCATTTTGGATTATTTTTGTTTTATTATGAATACTTTCAATTTTCTTCATTTTTATTATTATGAAAGAATTATTCATAATAACATTATATCATTTTTTTATATTGGACCTGTTGGTTCAATTAAATCATTAAATTCTATAAATATTTCATAATTATTATTATTTATTAAAAAAATTTTATAATAATTTAAATATATTATATCATTTTCTATAAATCCTTTTTCATTTAAACCATTTAAAATAATAATTAATAAGTTATCATATTCGAAATATGGAAAATATGCAAAATTAGGTATATCATTTTTTAATATATACCGTCTAATATAATTTATTATATCATATACAGCAATAATACCATTAGAAGAAGCCATAAAATACAAAAATAAAATTAATAATTAATCATTTTTTGTTAATAAATATTCATAATTATTATTTACGCGTTTAATTATAATCATATTAATATTCTTATTTATTATTATTACTGTTTTTTTATTAATATCTATTTTATTATATTTATTTTTCCATAATTCTAAACGTTCTATCAATGATTTTAGCGACTTATTTGATATATATAAATTAAATAATTTATGTAATCCATATTTCCAATATAATTCTGATACATTTAATCTTGAAATTTCTCCAACTTCTGTTATATTAAAATTTTCAATTGATTTATTCAATATTTCATTATAATTCTTTAAGATATTACTTATATTAAATAAACCATCTATTATTCTATTGTCCCATTTCTCCAATACTGGTAAAACTTCATTTCTTATTTTACCTCTCTGACACCAATCAGGAGTGCTATTTTTTAAATATGGCAAATTATGTTTATTTGCAAATTTATAAATATCATCTTTTTTTATATCAATCAATGGTCTTATAAAATTAATATCATCAATTATTGTTTGATATTCAACTCCTAATAAATTTTCATATTTATTATTATAAGCTATATTTGTTAATATATTCTCTAAACAATCATCTTTATTATGTCCCAATATTACAACCGGGTTTTTATATCCTTCTTGTAATTTTTTATATGAATTAAATCTAACTTTTTTTGTGTATGTCTCATAAATATCTCTTAAATCATTTAGCATACATTTATTTCTGTTAATTTCAGTAATTTTTCTAACATATAATTCAATATCTAAATGAAAACATAGACAACTTAAAAATTTAACTTCATCTTCAACTTCTTGGCGATTATTATAATTAATATGAATTGCAACTATTTTTATATTTACATTTTCTTTATAATAATTATGAATATTATATAAACATACAACTGAATCAACACCTCCTGATAAACTTATTATTATTATATCCACATTAAGTTTTTCAAATTTTCCAATTTTATATAATTGTTTTAATGATATCTCTAATGATGGATCATTATCTAAAATATTTCTATCAAATAAAATTGGATAATTATAATAATCTAATTCTTCTTTAAAATTTGCTCTTGTATATGTAGCTTTAATAAAATTCTTTGGAATTTCTGATGTTAATTTCCAACATTCATCCATCACAAATAATAAATTTTCTCTAATATTAGAATGTCTATATACTAACATATAAAAACTCCAATCATTTATATTCAAATTTTTTATAAATAATTCTGTCTTATGTTTATTTGCAATTTCTAATGCTTTATTATTAAAATAAATTAATATATGATTACTATATTCATTTCTATAATAATGTCTAGTTAATTGATCATATATTAATATTCCCAATATCGGTTTTAATTCAATATCATATGAATAGTCATCTATTAAATGACTATAATTATCTGATAAATATTTATCATTTTCATCATTCTGATTAAACCAATATTGTTTTCTATCAATCCAATCATCATAAAATTTGGTCATTATAATTATAATTATCAACAAAAATAAATCAATTTTTTAAAATATTTTATTATAATATGGCATCTATTAATATAGCAGTTGTTGGTGATGGTCCAATTGGAAACTTAGTTATTTCTAGATTACTTATTGAACATTATAAAAATAATAAAGAAGATAGTAAAGATATTAAAATAGCACATCATACAAGTACTAGAATTAAAGATAATGGTTATACAAGAAGACATATATTATTTATTACTGATAAATTAGTTAAAAATTTAGAAAAAAATGTTTTAGCATGTGAAGATTGCCTATATAATGTTTCAAATAATCATAGATTAACAGAAGAAACATATGATGAAGAAAAATTATTATTTTCTACAAGAGTTTTAGAACAAATATTATTTAATAATATAAATGAAAAAAAAGATACTTTCTGTAATGGTCCAAAATGTATTTTTACTAATATTGTAAATGATGATAAAAAAGATGATTATGATTATTCAACATATGATTATGTTTTTTTTGCAATTGGTAGTAATTCACCATATATAAGAACAAAATATTTTTATGATGAAGGTACTAAGGATTTTAATACTATTAAAATTATTTCAGATGAATCAGAACCAATTGTTGCTCTTTATTTAGAATTAGGACCAATTAAATATGATGATACTATATTTGATAAAGATAAAAAAAGTTTTATTAAATTTGTTAATAAAACTGAATTAAGCAACGCAGGTATTGATATATATGAATTAGATATTTTTGCAAATATTATATATGCATTTCATGATAAATTTAATGAATTTATTAATAAAACAATGCCAAATAACATTAAAAAAGGAACAATATTAAAATCAAAAATTGTTAATGATTTATTTAAAAGATCAAATTTATCACTTGAAGGGTATTTAAATTTTACTGACTATATATATATGTTTACATTAGCTATAAATACTATACAATTTGTATTTAAAGACAAAGAAATTTTTGACATGTATATTGACCATATACGTGGAAAAATTAGAACACATCAAATAAATACTAAATCATTAGATATGTATACAAAAATAATAAATAATGATAAATATATTAATGAATTATTATTAAAATATTCAAATTTAATAGTAAAAATATTAAATGAAATAAATAAAACAAATAAATTAGGTTCATCATCTAATTGTTTAGACCGCACTTTTTTAGTAAATATTGTTCAACAATCATTAAATAGTTATGGTATTATTAATTATAATAAATTAGTATATGCAACAAAAAAAGATAACACTAAGTTTTTTATGATTGGTGATATGGCAAATGCTTATACACCTGGTATTTCACTTGAAATAGGTGTTAATTTTGTTAATTATATAATTCCAATGTTTTATAAATTTTATATTGCAAATAATAAAACTGAATTAGACTGTAATAAATTAGATATTATTACTATTTTACAGGAATTATTAGATAAATCTGAATATTCAGATTTATTTAAAAAAAAAATAAATAATGGTATTAAAGATACAGAAATTGAATTAGGATCTTTAATAGAAAATATTAAAAAAAATTATGAAGCTAATTTAAATACATTATGTGATAATAATGATGTATTTTTAACATATTATAATATTGTATTATTAATACAATATATTAATAATGTTAATTTAATAATTAAAAATAAACAAATAATAGCTATTTCAAAAATATTTGATCCAGATGATTATAAAATAATTGATAATGAAATAGAAAGAACTTTTTTAAATTTTTAATTGATAAATATCATCAACTAAACCAAAATTAATTGCATCTTCTGCATTCCATTCCACATCTTTTTTTAAAATTTTTAGTAATTTTTTTTCTGTTAATGATGTTTTATCTACATAAATCTCCATTAAATGTTCTTGAACTTTTTTAAAATTACTTACTTCCTCTTCAATATAAGTCATTTTACCCCATACTCCTGAACGTAATTCATGAATTAACATATATGCATTTTTGCCAATATATCTTTTAGTTCCACAAACACTAATAATAGTTCCTGCTGATGCAACATATCCATCAATAACTGTATAAATTGGCAATGTTAAACTATTCATACAATCAATAATACTAAAAGCAGAATGAATAGAACCACCATTTGTTGTTAAATGTAAATAAATAGGTAATGGCTCAATATTTAATAATACAGATGTCGATTTTAATTTATTTTCCATATTTCTTAATTCTTTATTTAAATTAAATGCACTAGATGAGTCAATATCACTATTAAAATAAATATGATTACAATGACAATATAATTTAGTACCTATTAATGTTTGAATAATAGGTGTAATTGTTTGTGTTGTTTCATCATCATCACTATCATTATTAACTTTGATTTGTTTTCTTTTTTTATTTTGAATAGGATTTAATGACATCCAATTATATTTATCCATGTAATTTAGTTATTATAATAAATCTTTATATAATTCAAAAAAAATAAAAATATTAATTTAATATAATTTCAACAACTTTTTGAATATTTAATTTTATTTTTTCATTATTATCTAAAATAAATATTGATGGATTTAATGATAATTCATTCCAATTAATTTTATCTGGATTTTCTTTAAGTAATTCAATTGCATTTGCATTTGATGATAATGATTTCCAATGAATTTTATCTATATTTTCTTTAAGTATTTCAATTGCATTTGGATTTCTTGATAATATATACCAATTAATTTTATCAATATTTTCTTTAAGTAGGGAAATAGCATCTGGATTAGTATTTGATGATAATCCTGTCCAATTAATTTTATCAATATTTTCTTTTAAAATTTCAATAGCATTTTCATTTTTAGATAATTCATACCATGTAATTTTATCTAAGTTATTTTTAATAATTAATTCAATTATTTCCTTATTTTCATTAAATGATAATAAAGACCAACTAATTTTATTAAGATTTTCTTTAATTAAATCATTTGCATTTGAATTCATTGTTAAATATATCCAATCAATTTTATCAGGATTTGCTTTAAGCAATTCAATCGCATTTGGATTTTTTGATAAATGACCCCAATCAATCTTATCCTGATTTTCTCTTAATAATTCTATCGCATTTGGATTTGATGATAATAATATATTCCAACAAATTTTATCTGGATTTTCCTTAAGTAGGGAAATACCATTTGGATTTAATGATAATAAATTCCAACGAATTTTATCTGGATTTTCCTTAAGTAGGGAAATACCATTTACATTCATTGTTAAAAACATCCAATCAATTTTATCAGGATTTTCCTTAAGTAGGGAAATAGCATTTGGATTTGATGAAAGATTATACCAATTTAATTTATTAACATTAATCCAATCTAATAATTTATATGATGGTTTATAAATATAATCTGAAATAATCTCGCATATATCAGAATTCATTGTTATTAATATACAAAAATAATACTTATTATCATTTTTTTTATCAATTATGATAAAGCTAAATTTAATTGTTTATTTATTTGCTCAAGTTTTAAATTATTTTTATTATGATCTAATTCAAATATTGATGTATTTGCATATAACATTTGTATATCATAACAATGAAATCGTATTTTATCCAAATTTTCTTTTATTAATTCAATTGCATTTGGATTTAAACAAAGATTAAACCAATCAATTTTATCAGGATTTTCTCTTAATAATTCAATTGCATTTTTATTTGAAGATAATGCTTTCCAATTAATTTTATCAGGATTTTCTCTAAGAAGAGAAATAGCATTCTTATTTTTAGATAACCAATGCCAATTAATTTTATCAGGATTTTCTCTTAATAATTCAATTGCATTTTTATTTGAAGATAATAACATCCAACTTATTTTATTAGGATTTGCTTTTAATAATTCTATCGCATTTTCATTTTTAGATAGCCAATGCCAATTAATTTTATCTGGATTTTCCTTTAATAATTTTATTGCATTTTTATTACTAGACAATGATATCCAACAAATTTTATCAAGATTTTCTTTAATTATTTCAATAGCATTTGAATTATATGATAATAATCCCCAATCAATTTTATCCTGATTTTCTCTAAGTAGAGAAATTGCATTTTTATTTATTGATAACCATTCCCATTTAATCATAGCATGGTTTTCTATTAATAATTTAATTGCATATGGATGTTTATTAGATGATAAATATCTATAATCAATATTATCATTATTAATCCAATCTATAAATTTATATTTAGGTTCAATTAAAAATTTTGCAATAACATGACAAATATCATTATTAAGTTTTGGCATTAAATGTAATAATTAAAAAAAATAATAATAATCAATTTTTTATTTTATGAAAATAATATATTTAATATTTTTGTTTTATTTTCAATTTTTTTTGTATTATCGTGTAAAAGAAATATTGATTTATTTTTTGATAACATCGTATAATTAATTTTATCATGATTTTCTTTTAATAATTCTATTGCATTTGGGTTTGATGATAAATTAAACCAATTAATCTTATCTTTATTTTCTCGTAATAAATCAATTGCATTTGGATTTGGATTTAAAGAAAGTCTATACCAATCAATTTTATCTGGATATTCTTTTAATAATTCAATTGCATTTGGATTTGATGATAGCCAATACCAATCAATTTTATCTCGATATTCTCGTAATAATCCAATTGCATTGGGATTATCATTTGATGATAAATAATCCCAATGAATATTATCAGGATTTTCTCTTAATAATTCAATTGCATTTATATTAGATGATAATAATTCCCAATTAATATCATTAAGATTTTCCTTTAATATTGATATAGCATTTGGATTTACTGATAACATATCCCAATCAATTTTATTTGGATTTTCTCTTAAAAGTTCAATTGCATTTGGATTTCCGGATAAATTCTCCCAATCAATTTTATCCTGATTTTCTTTTAATATTTCAATTGCATTTGGATTTGATGATAAATATAACCAATTAATTTTATTAAGATTTTTTTTTATTATTTTAATTGCATTTTTATTATATGATAATAAGTTCCAATCAATTTTATCTAAATTTTCCTGCAAAAGTTCAATTGCATTTGGATTATATGATAATAAATTCCAATTTATAATATCTTTATTTTTTCTTAAGAAATCTATTGCATTTATATTTAAAGATAAATAATGTTTAAATTTTAATTCTAATATATTTACCCAATCTAATAATTTATATTCCTTAATAATTAAATATTTAGATATAAGAGAACAAATATCGTTATTCAACTTTGGTAATTGCATTTTTTTCTTATAAATTTATAAAAAGATAAATCATTTTTTATTTTTATAAATTATTCTAATTCAAAAATAGCAGTATTTTTTGATAATGCCTTCCAATTAATTTTATCCTGATTTTCTTTTAATAATTCAATAGCTTCTGGTTTTGTAGATAATATTATCCAATCAATTTTATCTGGATGTTCTTTTAATAATTCAATTGCTTTTTCATTATTTGATAATGAACTCCAATTTATTTTATCTGGATTATCTATTAATAATTCAATTGCACTCGAGTTTGATGACAAAAAATCCCAATCAATTTTATCTGGATTTGCTTTAAGTAGCTCAATTGCATTTTTATTTAAATTTAAGATCTCCCAATCAATCTTATCTGGATTTTCTTTAAGTAGCTCAATTGTATTTAAATTAAATGATAAACTAGACCAATCATCTAATTTATCAAGATTATCTCTTAATAACTCAACTCCATTTATATTAGCTGATAATAATTCCCAATCTATTTTATCGGGATTTTCCTTAAGTAGAGAAATAGCATTTTTATTTAAAGATAATCCAGACCAATCAATTTTATCTGGATTATCCTTAAGTAGAGAAATTGCATTTGGATTTGTTGATAATGCATTCCAATGAATTTTATCTGGATTTTCTTTAAGTAGCGAAATAGCATTTGGATTTAAGGATAATTTAAGCCAATTAATTTTGTCGGGATTTTCCTTAAGTAGGGAAATAGCATTCTCATTTTTTGATAATTCAACCCAATTTAATTTTTTTATATCAATCCAATTTAATAATTTCATTAAATATTAATTAAAATAAAATGTTTATATGATTTAATATTAAAGACCAAAAAACCAAAAGTTAATTTGGCTTTTATATCTGCAGGCATCTACTTAATTGAAGTGGAAGAAGGGGTTATCCGAACACACAGATAATCTCTCTGTGTTCCGAAATGTTCTAAAACTTCGCATTGCAAATTCCTGTATCTGAACGAAATGACAGTCTTTCGCTGCACACACCAATTTTCTGGATAAACTTTGACATTCCTAATAGTTTTACCTATCTTCCTGTTCATTATTTTTCTCATATCATTGATTGACATGTTCATTTCGTCACCACATTCCATCACCTGATAATTCAAATCTTCGTTCGTGTATGGTGCTCGAACCTTCTTAATATGATCACAGATGAATTCCATTTTTATATCTTCCCAATTATTATTATTAATTTAATCTTTCATTTTTTATCTGTTATTACTAAAAATAATACAAATAAAAAATGATTTATTTTTTTATTTCATTTATATTTAAATGTCATTACCTAAATTGAATAATAATATATGTTCAATTATATCTAAATATTTACATAATTCTAAATATCAATTGTTAGATTGGTTAGATAAAACAAAAATAGATTGGAACTCTTTATCAAATAATGAAAATGCAATCGAATTATTAACTAATAATCAAGAATATATTAATTGGGGATTATTATCTTTTAATCCAAATGCAATAGAATTATTAAGAAATAATATAAATAAAATTCATTGGGCTATTATATCAACAAATTCAGGTGCAATTGAATTATTAAGAAATAATCCAGATAAAATTAATTGGATTATGATATCTGAAAATCCAAATGCAATTAATATAATATCAGAAAATTTAGATAAAATTAATAAATGTTTATTATCTAAAAATCCTAATGCATTATTTATATTAAAAAATTATTATTATGAAATCGAATGGTACTTATTATGTTATAATTGTACTGATATTATTTTTTTAAGAAATAATTTTGATAAAATTGTTTGGGAGACATTATCATATAATAAATATGCTATTGAATTATTATATGAAAATCAAGATAAAATCAACTGGCAAAATTTATCATCAAATGTAAATGCTATTTCGCTACTTAAAGAAAATCAACATAAAATTAATTGGCGAATATTATCTACAAATTATGGAGCATATGAATTATTAAAAAATAATCCAGATAAAATTGATTGGTTTGCACTACAATCTAATGAAAATTTGCAAATATTGGAATTATTAAAAGAATATCCACATAAAATAGATTGGACTAAATTATCCAATAATAAAACAATATTTCAACTTAAAGATGATAATAAATTAATTGATAAAGTTATATTATCAATATTATCATAATATTATTTTTTTTAACATAAATAATATTTTCTTTAAATAGAAATGCCTCCTAAATATTATTATTTTATTGAAGATCTAGATATTACAGCTGATAATATTCCAGATGGGGTATTAATTCGCCAATGTAAATTAAATATTAAAAAAAATTTTATTAATTATAATAAAAATATTTATCTATCACATAATAAATTAAAAACACTGATTGACGATATTATTGATATTAATAATAAAAAAATTAATAAAGATATTTTAATATCTAATAAAGTTATGAATGAAATTAAAAATAAAAAATTAGATTTTGAAAAATTACCAAGAGTTATTATTAGCAAAAAATCCGATTTTGCTAATTTATTACATAATAAAAATATTGATATTAATAAACTAGTTAAAAAATTAAATATTATATTTTCATAAAATAAGATGAAGTCAAAAAAATTATTTTATATTATTGAACCAATTGATATTGATGATGATAAAATACCTGATGGTTTTTTAGCTAGTCAATATAGAATTGATAAATATGGAAATAAAATATTTACTAAAAATCAATATATAACTTTTTCAGATTTAAAATCAAGAATTAATATGAAAAAAGGTGGCATCACTTCTGATAATTTAAAACCCATATTAAACAATAATAATAAAAAAGTTCTAGAAATATCAAAAGAACAACATAATCAATTTATGAATCAACAAATAATGCCAGGTCATCTTCCTCCTGGGTTATTAATTAATAATGGTGCTAATTATGGACATCATGTTCCTAATTATGCTCATAATTATGGTCCCAATCATGGTCATTATGCTCATAATTATGGTCCCAATCATGGTCATTATGCTCATAATTATGGTCCCAATCATGGTCACAATCATGATAATCAAAATACGTTTATGGGAAATATGACGAGTGGGCTTGGTCAGGGTCTCGGTTTAGGTGTTGGTTTAGGTGTTGGTGTTGCAGCAAGTGATGCATTATTAGATGGAGTTGCAAGTTTTTTTTAAAAAAATGATTATTTTTATTTATTAATATTATTATTAAAAATGAATATTGATAATATTAATGTTGATAAATTATATATATCTGACATTAATGTTAGAAAAACTAATATTAATGAAATTACTGAATTATCAAATAGTATTGTTATGAATGGTTTAATTAATCCTATTACAGTTAGAAAAGATAATGATGACAAATATGAAATTATTGCAGGACAAAGACGCTATTTAGCTATGAAGGAGTTAAATAAACATACAATTCCATGTAATATTATTGTTGCCAATGATGAAAAAGCAGAAGAATTGAGTTTAATTGAAAATCTTCAAAAAAATAATTTATCAAATTGTGATAAAGTTAAATCATTTTCAAAATTATATGATAATTATGCTAATGATTATGATAAAATTAAATCATTAGTTAAAGTTTCAAAAGCAACTATTAAAAAATATTTGAGAATTAAAGATTTACCAATTGAAGTTTTGGAAAAACTTGATGCTAATGATAAAACTAAAATTAATGTACCAATTGCTATTGAATTATTACCATTAGCTAATAAAGATATTGATTTAATTGATGTTATTGATAAATTAGCACCCCTTAAATCAAAAAATAAAATTACAGCAATTAAGAAATTTAATGAAAATAATGCAACAGATATTAATGATTTTGATGATATTATTGAAGAAATAAATAATAATGAAAAAGTTGATTATAAAGGTCCTTATGTATTTGATAGTATTAAACAAAAAAATATATTAATACCTGAAAATATATATGCCGACGTTGTTAATTTCATTAAAGAAAAAGTTGATGAAGATACATTTGTTTATTTCTAATAATTATTTATTTGTTTCAATATATTTTTTAATAATAAAAAAATGATTTTTGATTTTTTTAAATAAAATACAGAAAAATGAGATACATATTATATTTCTTGGCAAATTTTAATTATTCTGAAAAATGTGATGAAATTGTTGAATATTCTACTGAAGAAAAAGATTGTCGCACAATCCCTGACGAATATATTGATTTGATTAAATATTGGACAGGACGACATTTTAGTAAATTCAGTGATTTTCAAACATATCCAGACAATTGGGGATGCCATAATAAAGAAATTGTTTCTTTCATTTTCAAAAAAAGATATTGCGAACTGTCCGAAATGACTAATGATCACGCCAGTTATTTATCAATTCGCATTTATCCATCAGATGTTCGCAGGTTGTGAAATATGACAAAATTATATAAAGCCAAAAAACAATTATTATTTTTGGGTTTTTTGTATTTAATAATTAATGACAATTAAAATTACTGATAAGTCTATTTATATATTAAATTATCGTATAACATTGGATGATATGATAAATGAAATGTATTATATGTTTGATATTGCACATTGTAATGATCCAATAGTTGCTGATAGTATTTATTTATCAAAATTAAATCAAGAAGATAAAGATAAATTCAATCATTTTAAGGAACAAAAATTATTTGATTTAGCAAATATATATCATGATAAAAAACCAATATTTAATAATAATATAGTAAAATATCAATTATATAATGATAAATTTTTTTGTCTTCCAATAAAAACATCAATTAATAATTATACTAATATTAATTGTATTAATGATATTATGATGAATATAAATATTTTTTATAAAACATTAAAATTTAAAATAAAACAAGAAAGAATAACCAAAAATATTTATAAAGATTTAGAAATTTTTAATAAGAGAATTATAGATTTAGAACACTCATTTTATAATATGACAAAATCATTAAAAATGCAAGATAAAATTATATATAAATTATGCAGTATAGTTGAAGAAAAAAATATCAAATTTGATAATAGAATTAATAAATATATTGATACAGCTGATAAATGTTATGAAACAATTAAAAATGATCTTAATTCTATCAAAAAACGAGAAATATATTTAATTTTATTTGTTATTATTACTACTTTTATCAATCTTATAATTTAAGATGTTTTTATAGTAAATAAAATAAAAATTGACAATAATCTTCTTTTTTAATTTTAAAACAATGGGTGGTGGTGATAGTAAATATGTTCAAGATCAGGAAAGATTTGTTAATGCAAATGTTGATAATTATAAGAAAGTACTACCTGAACATTATTCGCGTTCGCAAATCAAAGGAAAACTTAGACAATTATATGCAAATAGTGATACTTCAAGCAATAATAAAAATTCATATATTTTAGATAATGTTTGGAATACAGCTAAATCAAAAGCTACACCTATTTATTCAAGTTCGGAAGAAAAACGCGGCGTGAGAAGATATCACTGAATTCTAGTTCCTAAGTATATAAGCAAAAATATTATTTTTTGTTTTTATCATTGTTAAAAAAAGCATTTAAAGAATTTAATAAATTATCTTTAAATGCTTTTATCATTATTTATATGAAACTATCCCTAATAATACATGAAATTTAATTATTTCATGTTGAATTTTATGTAGTATCAGTAGTATTATTAGTATCAGTAGTATTAGAAGTATTATCAGTAGTATTATTAGAGGTATTATTAGAGGTATTATCAGTATCAGTAGTATTATTATTAATATCAGTAGAATTATTATTAATATCAGTAGAATTATTATTATTGATATCAGTTGAATTATTATTAATATCAGTAGTATTAGAAGTAGTATCAGTAGTATTAGAAGTATCAGTTGAATTATTATTAATATCAGTTGTATTATTATTGATATCAGTTGTATTATTATTAGTATCAGTAGTATTATTAGTATCAGTAGTATTATTAGTATCAGTAGTATTAGAAGTAGTATCAGTAGTATTAGAAGTATCAGTTGAATTATTATTGATATCAGTAGTATTATTAGTATCAGTAGTATTAGAAGTAGTATCAGTAGAATTATTATTAATATCAGTTGAATTATTATTAATATCAGTAGAATTATTATTAATATCAGTAGAATTATTATTAATATCAGTAGAATTATTATTAATATCAGTAGAATTATTATTAGTATCAGTAGTATTATTAGTATCAGTAGTATTATTAGTATCAGTAGTATTATTAGTATCAGTAGTATTATTAGTATCAGTAGTATTATTAGTATCAGTAGTATTATTATTATTGATATCAGTTGAATTATTATTGATATCAGTTGAATTATTATTGATATCAGTTGAATTATTATTGATATCAGTTGAATTATTATTATTGATAATATTAGGAATAAATGAAGTATTATCTTCAAATATTACCTTTATTTTTATTATATTATTTGTTTCAGTGCATCTGATAGGTTCTATTATTTTACATTCAATTAAACCTTCATTATATCCTTTGACTAATTTTAAATCTTCTCTAATTTTTAAAGATCCTAAATAGTCGTGTTTTGTTATGAGATTTGTATTTAAATTATGTCCTAATGTAATTACTGGAATAAAATTAATAATAATTGTATCATTAGTATTTACTACAATATTATAAAAACTTGTTATAAATTTTTTTTGAATTTTAAATTCTGTTTCTGGAAATACCCATTTATTAAATAAAAAGATAGGATGATAAGGAGATATTAACATATCATTAACTGAACAAACATCTATTTCTGCATTTATATTTTGTTTAATAACACATTCAATAATACATAATTGATTATTCATATTAAATAATTTATCACCTTTTTTTAATTCTTTAACTTGTATAAATGTATTATTTGAAAGTAATACAATACCTTCACCATCAAAACATAAACTATTAGCTTTATAATATCCGTCCATTCTTAATATCCTATTAGTAGTAATTCTTATTTTTTTTAGGCAAAATATTGCAAAAAATTAATTAATTGTAATAATATTTAATCATTAATATAAATTTTATAATAATATTTAAAATATTAATAGTATTGTAGAATGCAAACTCCAAATATTGATAGAACTAATTTATTAAATTTTCAAAAGTTAAATAAAGTTAAAAAAAAAGTTAAACAATCTGATAATATTGATTATAGTAATTTAGTTAATGTTAAAAAAACACTTCAATTTGATAAACTATTAAAAAACAGCCCTAAGAAACAATCAGATGAAAATACTAAAAATCCTAAAATACAATCAGATAATATTGATAAACAATTAAAAAAAAATACTTTATATGAAAAACAATTAGCTAAAATTCCTATAAATTCTAAAATATTAATGAAAAGAAATGCATTTAATGAAATATATAAATATAGAAATAATTTATTAGAAAGTAAATTATTACCTAAAAAATTTAACTATGTTGAAAAATATAATAGATTTTTAAAAGCAATGATGTTATTAAATACAAAAAATGTTATTAATGAAAATGATGTTAAAAAAATTAAATATATTTCTTTTTCACAATTTAAAAGTAAATTATTAATAAATAGAATAAATGAAGATTTAGATATTGATTTCTTATTTAGTAAAAATAAAGACTTTTTATATAAAATAATAAATAAACTTTATTATAATAAAAAAAAATTATCACCAATATTAGAAGAAAAATCTAAATCTAAATCTAAATCTAAATCTAAATCTAAATCTAAATCTAAATATGGCGGCAGTATTTTAACTAATGAAGGTAAAAATTTATTATCTATTTTAGCAGTCTTAGATAAAAAACATGATTTTGAAGAATTAGTAGGAGCTAATATAACAAAATATATTGAAGATGAAGGTGTAGAAGAAATTAAAAAAAAAATTACACAACCAGCACAACATAATGAAATTAGGAATTTATTTTTATCTAAAAAAGATTATGAAGAGGATATATTAATTAATACTATTAATCATATGATGGGTATTAATGGTTATGATAATTATTTTAATAATGCAGATAATTTTACATCATTTGCTTTTATAGATACAAATGATGTAATGGATAAATTAGATATATATTATAAATCACAAAATAAAACAGATGATTCAATTAATACTATAACAAAAGATAATATAATAAACAAACTTATTAAATTTATGTCTGAATTTTATAGATTTGAATTAAATCCTCAAAATGTTGCTAATAAATATAAATATATGTTTGATACTGATATTAAATTACATGATAAATTTAGAACTTTAACAGATAAACAACATTTTCATCAAGTTATTTATGATAAAATAGCAACACAATTATATCCATTTGAAAATGCATTTGATCCTCATTCATCAAATGAAATAAATATACATGATAATGATATTGATAATTTTAGAAGAATTATAGATATTAATTTTAATTATATTCCTACAGTACTAAATGAAAAAGAAGATATATATACTATTAAAAATATTGTTAATAAATATTTAGGATTTCAAATTAAAAAGCATGTAAATACTACATATCATTCATGTGTTATATTTAAAGAATATAATAATGCTAAAATGTTAAATTTTAAACCATTTAAAGATATACATGATGCCGTTAATCCATCCAGATTTATTATTAATAAACCAATTCAAGCAAATCCAATTATAGATGAAAGATATTGTGAATTATCACCAATATTTGGTGATTCAATTTTATTCTTTATAAATAGTACTATTTATAAAAATCCACCTGAATTATTTACATATATTAAATATGCATGTAAATCATTTAATTCAAAAGAAAATGTAAAAACATATAATAAAGAATTAATTCGAATTTTATATACAGCTAATCCAAAAAAAGAGATTATTGAATTTTTAAATAATATTGTAGATATTAAAAACCCTGATGTTCTTTTAATGCATTATATTGTTGCGTATTTATTTTATTGTAATGATTACATTAATCAAAATTTATTATTTGTATCTCAAAATGATGTTAAAGCTGCTATTACAGAAATTATTGCAATATTATTTGATCTTAAAAAAGCAGGAGATTGGGGACAATCTTTATTTTGTTCAGAATATAATAAAATAGAAAATATTAATAATAAAGATTGTTTCTTTGTTACTGGTGATAAATTAGCAGCTGTTCGCTCTCTTTTATGTAATAATGTTAAAACTGTATTAGCAGTTGATTATAATAAAATGATATTAAATTCTAATAATAATAAAAAACATTCAATTTTAACATTATACAGAAATAAATTTATTTTAACTTTTAAAGATTTAATTAATGATATTAAAACTTTAATTTTTACATTAGCAGCATTTGAAGTATTTAATGATATCGATTTAAAACCTGAATTTTTTATGACATATGATTTTATTAAATCACCAATAGTTAATGGTAAAAAAAAAGAAGATGAAATTATTACTGAGACAAATTTTAATAAAATTGCATTTTTTATTTTAAGAGATTTATTGAAACATCAGATGTTTATTTATTTATATATGCATAGTATTGTATATTTACCTAATAAAAATAATGATATTATATCAGATATTAATATTAATTATGATGATTTTAAAATTAATAAAGAACAAGCTAAAAATGAAATTGATCAATTAAATATTCAATGTGCAGGAGATAATGATTATCTTACAAAATATAATGAAAAATTTACTTTTTCAGATGGTTTAAATAATTATTTGCTTTTATATTATTTTAAATTAGAAAATTATAGTTTATCTTATATTCAAGATATATATATAAATAATATTAACACTAATCAAACTAATGTAGAAATAATGTTAAGTAATTATTATGAAACATTTTTTAGTAGATTTATTACTGCTAAACTTAAAACTTATTTATTTAATAGTGATTCGTTTATTGAAAAACCATTACATTTATTTGATGCTGATTTTACAAAAATGGATGTTTCTTTAACTAATACTATTAATGATTGTCATAAAAAACTTATTAATATTGGAGAATTACATGAAACATATTCTTTATTACTTTGCGATGATAGATTTATAAATCTATATAGCATTGAAGAAATAGATGTAATTAAAGGTGATGTGTCTAAAACAGCAATAAAAAGAGTAATTGATGTAAATAATAAAAAAATTAATGAATTTTTTTATTCATTTAATGAGGTTTATTTAAATAAAATTAAATTTAAAGAATTTACAAAAGATTTTATTACAGAAAAAATAACAGATTTAATTGATGAAAAAGATAGTTATATAGAAGTTAAAAATAACTTAGATAAATTAAAACCTTATTTAGATTTAGCAAGCCCTAATCCAGATATTAATGGTGATAATTTAATAATCTATTTTAAATCATCAAAATTTGATGATGATGTTTTTTTGCATACTATTAATGATGGTTTATTAAAATATTGGACAAGATTTCCAGCTGAAGATTTTAGAGGTACTGTTATTATCAGACCTTTAACACAAAAACAAGCTGGATACTTAGTTGATTATGAAAGATTTGTAGCTACTACTTTTAAAGAATTAACAATTGATTTATATGATTATTATAAAGTTACATATCCTTTTTTATATGAAGGATTTGATCCTATTAAAATAACTGCTGCATCTGATAAACAAAAAGAAGATATTATTGATGTAATATCGTCTTTATATGAAAATGATTATGTTAAAACTATTAATGGTTATAATAAAGAAATGACCATTAAATATAAAATATTATATGATAAAATAGATAGAAGACTTAAAAAAATAAAAGAAGCATTAGCAATATGTCATTATAATATTAATAAAATATATTCATCTTCATCAATATCATCGCAATTATTTGACAATCCTGTTACTACAAGAATACCACAAATATTATCCGAATTTGGTTCTCCTACTGATGATAGTGCTGGTGCTTCTGGTGCTCCTGGTGCTTCTGGTGCTTCTGGTGCTTCTGGTGCTTCTGGTGCTCCTGGTGCTTCTGGTGCTCCTGGTGCTTCTGGTGCTCCTGGTGCTCCTGGTGCTTCTGGTGCTCCTGGTGCTTCTGGTGCTCCTGGTGCTTCTGGTGCTTCTGGTGCTTCTGGTGCTTCTGGTGCTTCTGGTGCTAAAAAACGACAGCGAGAAGATGGTGTAGGTGCTTTTAGAAGTTCTCGTAGAGTAAAAAATATACCACCAGAAGAAGATGATAAACAAGATGTTGAACAAGATGAAGAAATTAAAAAAAATAAAATAATGAACTTATTTGATAGATTAAAAGGTGATAATATTAAATTTGAATATGATCAAGAAACATTTAAAGATATAATAAATCATACAATGCCTTTTGCAAAATTCTTAAAACCAAATATTAAACCAATACAAAATCGCGTGCTAAAATCAGCTGATGAAATATTAGCAGATATTGGATTTATTTTGTATATTACTGATTTTTTTAAAGAATTAATTGAAAATAGATCATCTAAAATATTTAAAAAATTTAAAAAATATTTTAATGATTCAAATTCTAAATTAACTAAAAATATTATAAAAAATAACTTAGCATATTATTTTAATACTGATTATATTTTAATACCAATTATATCTAAATATTTAAATTTTATAATTAAAAATAAAGAAGAATTTATATTTGAAAAAGATATTGCATTATTTGAATTTAAACATATTTATAATGATAAACATAAACATAAAGTTGATACTATTTTATATAATATAGATATACTTTTTAATATAACTAAACATATTCATTCAACAGAAGAAGCAATGTAGCCGCCCCTATTAGATATTAATCTTCTTCATCTTCTCCTGTTCCTTCTTCTAGTGGTCGCCCTCCTGGGTCAAAAAGTAAAAAATGAATTTAATATAATAATAATAATAATGCTATTATAAATGATAATAATGCAATTATTAATGATTGTTGCTTATCCATCATACCAAAATAATATGATTCACATAAAAATACTAATCCCTCAAATATATAAGAAAATATTATTATGCTCTTTATATCAAAAATAAGACCAAATAAACGCATTGAACCCCAAAATAAAATCAAATAAGCCATTAGATGTTTTGCGGCTATATTTTCTTTATTTTTGTTTTCAATCCATATATTAGGATGTATTTTTGATAATGTTGAATAATTTAATAATATTGAAAAACTACATGCAAAATCCCAAATGCAATTTAATAATATTAAATAAAAAAACAAAAAGTTCATTTTGCTTTTATATAAGAATGAGATACTTAATTCCACAGGGATGAGAACCGATAGCTCTCTTTGAAATTAAATGAATTCCGTCGTGTGCATCTGCATTCAATTTGACCAGTTTCAGTACTTCTATACTTCTTTGCAACTTCTTTTGTGAAATATCCGATAAAACATTTCTTATGCATAACATTAACAGCATGTTTATTTGTCATAATTTCTACAAAAGACCCTGGTGTATCGGCATTAATCATCTCCAGACAGATATCACAATTTTGTGAGCAATATGAAACTGAAATTTCCCGAAAAAGAAGATTTGTAATCTGATATTCAACATCTGTCTTTAACAACATCTTAATAATGCGAAGTCCATTAATATATTCAGCATTGATTGACTCAATATTCCGAATAAATTCAATTTTTCCATGTATCATATTTTCAATGATACGCATTTCTGCGCGTCTTTTAGATAGATATGACATTTGATCAATTGGAGTTCCAGTGTTTTTTGACAATCGGATTTCATATCTATTCAAAGACGTTTTTGCCATCAGAAATAGATTTGAAGAAAAGTCAGCTGCATTGAAAGGAGGCTCAATATCATTATCAATTGTATTTATGATGATATCCATTTTAACCTCAATTTTATGCCCACCAAATAAAAATGTTCTCCCAATTCGGAAGCACATCTTAACTATTTTATGTTCATAGTTTTCACCTAGAACATAGAACAGACTATTTGTTCGCGGAACATCATGAACTAATACACGTCCTGCAAAATTATTAGCATAGGATGTTAGTTTTTGAATGAAACTAGTAGCGCAATCATTGGTTTTGAAATAAATATCAATATCTTCAGGGATTAACAATCGCTTGTTGCTCTCTGAATGAAAAGTTTTATCCCAAAATCGATTATATGGTTTTGGTTCCATTGGCTTTACAAATTCATCAAATAATGATTTATAGTGTGTAGCAATTATTTCATCTCTCACCATACCACCATAAATGATGCCTTCTTCATTAATTCCAATCATCTTGATGTTATTCAACACAATTCTCTTTTCTTTGTTCATATTAACGGAAATACACTGCATTCTTGATTGCATATTTTTATAATAAAATAAAAATTAATCATTTTTTATATTATATCCTTTTATTTTTTATATTAAATATATATAAAGATAACTTTCAATATATAAATATGCTCTTATAGCTCAGTTGGTTAGAGCGAACGGCTGTTAACCGTTAGGTCGAAGGTTCGAACCCTTCTAGGAGCGTTTTTTTGTTTTTTTGGATTTTATAATATTAGAAATTTTACTATAAAATAAGTCCTTTTTAAGTTTATCATTTGATGATAATTTAGTATTATGAGGAGACATAATATCGAGAACATAATTATTTATATAATTATCTTGATTTATTTTTTTGATATTATCATTATATAATATTCGTTTATCTCCAATATCATCAATAATATCTCTTGATATATCATCTTCATATTGATTATATTTTTCACATAAAGATAAATCTTCCATTTCTTTATTAGAAACTGATAATATTTTATCTAATTTAGTACCACCAGCAATTTGTCTTATTTCATTTAAATTATAACTAAACATTTTTTTCCTTTTTAACATTGGTATTTTTTTATAAATATTACTATATAATGTATAAAAATCTGAACTAGGATCCGAATAATCATATATAATATCTAATTCATATCTTGCATATATTGCTTCTTCATCCTGATTTTTTTCAAATAAAACTGGTATTTTTATATCAGCTGCTTCTTCATCTTTTTTTGCTTTTCTATATTCACATACATATAAATTTGAATCATCTGGACTTTCTTTTTTTTCTATAATCAATGGTTCTGTTGAATATATAAATTTTTTTTGTTTAATTAATTCTAATAATCCATTATATCTGTCATAATCTTTTGTTATTTTACCTCCTATAAAACGTAATAATGATGATGTATCACTATTATAAGTATTTTTCAAATCTTTTAATAAAAATTCTAATTTACTTATGGGTATTTCATGTGATAATATAGCATTATCATTATAAAATATATCTATACTATCTAATATTTCTAAAACTACATCTAAAAATGCAATATCATAATTATAATAAAATTTAGTATTCATATCTGGATTTGCATTATCTTTAACTTCAACATTAATTTTACATCTATAATCTAATGAATACAAATCAACTGGAAATGGATTTTTAAATATTTGTCTATATCTAAAATTTGTAATATCTGGATCGCTATTTGATAATTCATATTTTATTTTATATAAATCTTCATCAAATTCTGATTGAATATCTGAAAATATTATAGCTGTATTTTCAATTAAATAACATACTAATTTTATTAATTCAGATATTATTATTGTATTTATTCCATTTATTAAATCAGAAGTTAATAAAATCTTTGGTACATAAATCTTACAATCAATATCTTTTGTAACTGATATATCGTTTTTATATCTTCTTAATGCATCACCACCAACCACAAATAATCCAACATCTGAATTTAATTCATTTATTTCTTTATTAATATTTATAATTGTTCTATTAATATAACGTCTTAATGTTTCTATTATTGTTATTTCCATTGTATTTATAACAGTTGCTATACTTTCATGTGATAATGCATATATTTTTTGCAAATCTGTATAAAAATAATTATCAAATAATGTTGTACCATTAAATGTTGCATAATATTCTTCTATTAATTTTTTTAATGTTGGTGTTTTATAATCACCAAATAATATTAATTTATCAAATATTATTTCACGTATTTTAAAAATATTATAACCTTTTGGTACATATATTTTCTTTATTCCTAATTGTAAGAATATATATAATCCAAATAAATTTAAATAATTAAAACCATTTGATTCATCTTTTTCAATTAAATTTCCTATATTTTTAACTAATAAATTATCCTGACGAAATGATGATATTGTACTATAATATAAATCAACTGATAATATTACTTTTGAAAATTGTTCTATTACACCTCCTCCATTCATTAATAATGGTTTATTTCTTCTCGATGATCTACTGTCTCTATCTGATATTTGCGATTTTCTCCGTTTTTCTAGTTCTAAAGCAATTAATCTTTCTGATTCAATTTTTGCTGCTTTTTTTTCTGCTGCTGTTAATGTTTTTGCGGCTGGCGTTTGTGATGATTGTCTAGGGTTTCTTGTTTGTTTTTTCTTTGGCACTGAATCACTTATATGTAATTTTAAATATAAACGTTTTGATGTTATTAATGATTTTTTATCAATCAAACATGAATCTTCTTCTAAAGTTATATATACATTTTTAGTATTATCTTCCAAATCTACATATTTTTTAATAGCATTAACTAATGGTTCTATTTCACTTTTTAATAATAATTTAATATTTTCTTTTATTGATGAATCAATTAATGCTTTATTATTTATAAAATAATATAAATCAGCATTGGTATTATGCATTGATGATTTTTCATAAGGTGATAATATATCTAAATCATAAAAATCTTTAAAAAATCTATTCCATGATCTTGCACCAGCAATAAAATAATTATATTCAGTTTCTGGATTTAATCCTTTAGCTGTTTCAAATATAGCATTTATATTAGTAATAATATTATTTAAAATATCATTATATTCAGGTGTATTTAATAATTTATTTTGTAAATTATTTAAATCTATTGTAGTTTTTAATAATTTATGTGTATCTAATTTAATCATATTTGGTGGTAATTTGCGAATTCTCTGTTTTTCAACATATGATCTACGTTTATATGATGATTTATCATATTCTTCCGAACTACTTTGCATATTTTATACTATTTATATATATATTAATTTGTTTTGTTTTAATAGTAATTATTAAAAAAAATGATTAATTACTTATTACTAAATATATTATATCATAATGGATAATCAAGATAAGCTTTATGCCCGATTTGCGAAATTAATGGATGATCAAACAGATGAACCCTCTAAAAAAGAAGTTTCTGCTGTTGCGACAAAGTATTTTACGCAAAAAAAGAAAGATAAAAAAGCAAATGGTGCTGCTGCCGTGGATGAAAATAAACCTAAGCGCGCACCAACTGCATATAACATCTTCTTTAAAGAGCAAATGGCTGTTCTCAAAGATAAAGAGAAAGATTTATCCAAGGATGAGTGTATGACCGCAAAAGCAAAAATGGCGTATGTTGCTGATTTGTGGAAGGCAAAAAAAGAAGATGCTTTTGAAGAAGCTCCTGAAGAACCTGAAGAAGCTCCTGAAGAAGCTCCTGAAGAAGCTCCTGAAGAACCTGAAGAAGTTGTAGTCGTCGCCCCTGAACCAGTAAAGCCTGAACCTAAGGCTAAATTTGGTGCAAAACCAGGAGGTGCTGCTAAATATAGTGGCGCTAAAGGTGGGAAGTAAATAGTATCTCAATATATGACAAAATTTTTTGTCATTATAATGACTTTCTATAACCTCTCGAATTGTATTTTAAACCATTATTATCAGGATATTTTTCTTTCAATAATGCTGCTTTTTTTTCATTCCATAAATTAACAACATGTTGCATTTTATCTTTTGCTAATATTTCTTTATTATCTTTTAATAATAACATTTGTTCTTTAATGAAAATATTATATTCTGTTGGTTCTCTTTTAACCTTATAAAATTTATCTATTAATTTATTTATAGCTTTTTTTAATTCATTTTTATCATCTGTTTTATTTTCAATACATTGTTTAATGTTTAATAATAATTCATCTGACATTTTTTTATTAATAAATTAAAATAAATATAAAAATCATTTTTTAAAAAAAAATATTAAGATAATTGTGAATAAAAATTATAAGCAGTTAAATCTTCAACATCATTACAATCATATAGAACAAAATCTTTAACAGGATCGGGTCCTATAACAAATCTATCAGCTTGTCCTCTTGTTCTAATATATTTGAATTCTTCTAATGTTTTGCATTTATAATGATTTAATTGAATATAATTTAAATCAATATTATAATTAAATGGACCTTTTATTATTTGCCCTTTTGTATTTTTTATATGACCATTAGATAAAAATACATCATGCATTGTATTAAAACCAATAAAATTATCTTTCTTAAATAAAGTTTTAATATGTATATTACCATCTCTTTCACATAATTTAAAACGTTTAGTTAATGGTTCTTTAATATTTGCTTCTTTAAGTCCAGATGAGCCAAAAAATCGCCAATTCATACCAATTCCTTGACAATCATCAACAATAAATTGATTAATAAAATCTTTAATAGTTTTATGTTGTTTTAATACAATAAATTCATCAACATCTATACATGCAACATGTGTAATATTAGATTTAAATAAAATATTATTTATAAAATGATAATAAGCATTCATTTGCTGGTATTTTGTTGGATAATGAATTACTGTTATTAAATTATCTGAATAATTTTTTAATATTTCTCTATATGTTGGAATATCTTCATTATCATATATATAAATATGTGAAAATCCAAGTGCTAAATGATATTTAACAAATTCTTCTATATAATTACTTTCTAATTTTGCTATACATAAAATTACTGGAAATAATTCATCATTAGACATTATTTAAGAATAATAATAATAAAAAGCTTTATATATATATAAAAAAAATGATTATTATTTAAAATACAAATAATAATAAAATGACATCTATCGATAATACAACATTTATGATTAAACATGATTTTCATGAGACAATTAAACAATACTCAAAAGTTAAAATTGTAACTATTATTAATAATTCTTGTTTAGTTGAAGATATTAATACCAAAGAAAGATTATGGGTCATGTCATACGATATTTATCCAATTGATAATGTTTATTATGATGGCTGGTGGCAACAAAATGAATATTATGATAATTTATATAAAGAAATTTATTATTTAAAATAAAAAACAAAAATTATATGACAAAAACTATTGAAATTTTTGTCATATAATTAAACTCACTCAATCATCATCACCAAATGCATCATAATCATCATCTTGATACTTTTTTGCGAGTTTATCAAATTTTCCTTTTGCGTGATCCAAATAAACATTCGTGCAACATTCAGGTCTATAATATTCGCTTGTCGGATCTTCTTCTTCAAACCAAATACCTTCGTCATGTAGCATAAACATTGTTTTTGAGGCAATCTTATTTAAAATTCCTAAATATTTTAGTAATAGGAAGTTATCATTTTTTTACTTATATTAAAAATATTTATTCATTTATATTTTATTATCTTAATTTAATGTAAATATGTTTAAAAATAAAAAAGGCGGTGATAATATTTATCACAATGTGGCTAAAATTAATAATGGAAAATCTGCTAAAATTAATAAAGATTATACATTTTATTTAAAAGTTATTAATAATGAAAATTCATCTAAAATTAAAATTAATAATAATTATTTAACTATTGCAAATTTAAATGCAATTTGTAAAGATATTGATGATAAAATTGAAATTGAAAAAAAAATATTACCATTTTCAATTTCAATTTCAGGAGGTGCATCATTATTATCTGAAGATATAAATACTATTGTTAAGGATGAATATAAAGAATTTATAGATTATATATATAAATCGGATATTGATAATGTAATAAAAAATACTTTAGAAAATACTATTGATAATTTAGGTAATGGAGGAGTAATTAGAGATATTATTATTAAAGATCATAATGATAATGATAAAAGTTTAAATAATTTAAAAGATTTTATTTTAGCTAATAATACTGAAATAAGAAATAATATAACATTTAATATAGGATATAAATATAAGTTTAATAATATTAATAATGTTGATTTAGAAACACCACCATCACCATTAGTAAGTTATTCTTTAGAGTATTACTATAAAGAATATAATAAAAATATTGTTGAATCATTTCAAAAAAAATTAATAGATAATCATGCCAATATTCAAGATTTAATAAATTTACATAGAGATTATATAGAAAATTATTTAACTCCAAAATATAGATGTACAATAAATGATTATACTAATCCGGAAGCATATAATTTTTATTCTAAATATTATAAATCAGGATTACCAAATTGGTTAGATATTTATAAAACTAATGTACATGTATCGCAACAATTTATGTTTGGTGATGCTTTTTTACCACAAATAATAGAATATTATCATGATAATATTAAAGAAACAGTGCTAGGACAAATACGTTCTGGTGTTGCGATAAATCCAATATATTTAACTATTCATAATACTATAGTAAATTTTGAAAATAGCAATCGCAAAAATGCGCAAGAAAAATCATGGTTTTTTAATAAATTAGATGAAAATGATTGGAACCAAATTTTAGAAAAATTTGAAGAAGATTTAAATAATATAATTATAAATGCACCAATTGCACCTTCTAATATTTATTGTTATAGAGGTGCAAATAAACATGTTATTGAAAATCAAACTGCTATAAATGATGATAATATTTCATTAAATTGTTATCAAACATCAAGAATAACATCATTTTCTATTTCTTATACTGCAGCACAAAATTTTTATTATTCTAATGGCGATACTGCCTTTGATACAGTTTCTAATGAAGCATGTTTATATAGAACTACTATTATGCAAGGTGCAAATGTTTTATTTATAGAATCAATAACAAGTTGTTATGGAGAATTTGAAATTATAACACCATCAAATACTGTTATAGTTGATCCAATAGGTTTTAATATACGTTTATCAACAAGCACATCATTATTACCTAGATTAAATCAATATGTAATTGATCATCAACAGCATATTAAATATAATAATATTGATAATAGAGCAGGTATATCTGGTAAACATTATGAAAAAATACAATCAATTGATATAATTGTTGTTGGATGTCCTCCTCCTCCACCTCCAAGACCTGGTTTTCCTTAAACTTTATTTATAAAAAATGAAAGTTTATTTTTATGATTTATTAATATAAAAATATTAATGAATACAGATGTATGTTCTATAATTGCATCATATATTATTAAAGAAAAATATGAAATATTAGAATGGATTAATAAAAATAGATTACATAATCATTTACTAGCATTAAATAAACATAGTATTGATTATTTAGAAAAAGAATATATTTATAATATTAATTGGTCAAAATTATCAGGTAATAAAAATGCTATTAACTTATTAAAAAATAATTTAGATAAAATTAATTGGAATTTATTGTCATTCAATTCAAATGCAATTAATATTCTAACTCAACATCAAAATAAAATTAATTGGTATAACATTTCTTTAAATAAAAATGCTATTTCTTTAATTAAAAATAATCTTTATAAAATTGATTGGGATTTATTATCGTTTAATAAGAATGCAATTGAATTACTTAAAAAAAATCCTGATAAAATTTCATGGTATAATTTATCATTAAATAAAAATGCAATTGAATTATTGAAAGAAAATCCTGATAAAATTAATTGGAGTATTTTATCAATGAATAGTAATGCGATTGAATTAATTCAAAATAATTTAGATAAAATTGATTGGGATAATTTATGTATGAATAAAAATGCCATTGAGCTTCTTAAAGAAAATCAAAATAAAATAAATTGGGATTATTTATCTATGAATAAAAATGCAATTGAACTACTTAAAAAAAATCAGGATAAAATAAATTGGAAAATATTATCATCTAATAAAAATGCAATAGATTTATTAAAAGAAAATCAAGATAAAATTGATTATTTTAATTTAACTAAAAATAAAGGTATTTTCTATAAAAAATTTAATAAAGATATTTATAATAAAGTTTCAAATGTATTATTTATTATATTAAACGATTAAGAAATAAATCTTTTATTGATATTTTTATATCTTTAACATTTGGATATAATTTTTGTAATTTTTCTGTATTTAAAATATTATTTGAACGTTCTGATAATAAAAGTTTATTTTGTTCTTCTATTGTCATATTTTCCCATGTAAAATCCTGATTTTTAAATTCTTTATATAATTCTAAAATTTCGTTATGTGATATATAACCAGGATTAACTAAATTTATTGTTCCAATTTCTTTTTTAATTATCATATCTATTAATAATGGTAATAATTCTGGTAATACAGTCATTGAATTATTCATACTACAAATTTTTTTATAATTAATTATTTTATTTATAAAATTTCTATTTGAATTAATATCATTTGTAATTGGCATTCTTATTCTTACATTTAAAACATTATCAAAATTTTTCATAATTCTATCTGCGAAACCTTTAACAATCGAATATGAAGAACCAAAAAAATTAGGTTCATCCTCTTCTAAATATTCTTTTTCATAACCATTAAATATACATCCTGTTCCCATATATGTTAAATGAATATTATGTTTATTTGAAATAAATGCTAAATTAAGAGGCGAATAAAGATTATCATTAATATTTATTTTTAAATTTCCCTTTTGCTCTAAATAATCTATCGAATTTATATTATCACCATATGTTCTTCCTATAACTGATATAATTCTATCTGGTTTATTGTCTTTTATAAATTCTTCAATTTCATTATAATTATTAACTCTAATATCCGTTGTTATAATTTCATTTTCAGATATTGATTTTAAAAGTTCATAGATTTGTTTACCAATCCAACCCTTATGACCTAATAATAAAAATTTCATATAAAGATATTTTTAAATTATCTTTAAATAATAAAATGAAAAAATATAAAAAAGGCGGATTTAAAAATCTGAAAGAGACTTTAATTGCCAATGATATAGAAAGAAGACTATCAAAAGAAGTTAAAGAAGTAAAAGAAGTTAGTGAAGTTAGTGAAGTTGAAGATGAAGAAGTTGAAGATGAAGAAGTTAAAGATGAAAAAAAATATTATAGAATATTTAATGATATATATTTAAAGGAAATACCATTAAATATTAATGATAAGTATAATAAAAATAATAATAGTATAAATAAAAAATTATTTACAATTTTAAATAATAATAATAATGGTATTATATCTGACAAATCTATTTTATTACAATATTATAATGAATTTACAGAAGATAATGTTGTAATAAAAGGAGGTGAAAATATAGATAAAAGTGATTTTGGAGCAGAACTTATCGAGTATTCAAATAGATATCGCAATATTAATAATGATGGTGCAGTTTATCATGATGAATATATAAATGAAAATATGTATATGAAAAAATTTATTGATAATGATTTTACTTTTCACGATACTACATTAACAGATGTTATTCCAAAAAGATTAGCTGATTTTATACGTACTAATACTAACGATACAATATATTATCTGCAAATTAATTTAAATAACAAATATACGTACAATATGAATGCTGTACATTCGTATGATAATAAATATAATATTAAACTTCGTTTTGATCATATGGGATACAATGAAGATATTGTTAAAGCATTTGAAAATGATTTTATTAAAAATGAGGAAATAAGACAGAAGTTTATTGCTGATCAAAATAGTTTTATTGATGCGCTACCGAGAAGAGATAAAATAATTATAAATGATTATACTAAAAAAAGAAGTTTTATATTTTACAGTTATTTTATAAATAAAGGCAGTGATACACAATGGATTGAAACATATAATCATATACACGAAGCATACTGTTTTGGAGATTCATTTTATTATCAAATATGGAAAAAATATCCTGATAAATTTATTAGAACTCTAAAAATAAATAAAGATTACTTTTTACCTTTTAAACCTACTAGTCAAGGAATTGTTGCTTCTAAAGTTCAAGGAACTTTAGTTTTTACATTACCTGATTTTAATTATTATTGGAAACATGTTATAAATCGTACAAAATATAATGCTGTTAGTGTATTTAAAGATATATTAACTCAAGAAGAATGGGAAATAGTATTAGCAGAATTTATTAACGATGTTAATCATTTAATATTGAGTTCTCCTGTATTAAATGATGATTTATTTTGTTATAGAGGTGTTGCTAATCATTATATTCATGGTGGTAGTGCATCTTCTTCTATATCTAATATATTTGTATCAACTAGGTTAAGTTCATTTTCATTCAATTTTGATAAATCATATGAATATTATAATTCTTCAGATAATACAAATAATACAAATAAATGTATATATAAAACAATTATTAAAAAGGGTGTTAATGTATTATTTATACCTAAATTATCGTTAGCAACTGATGAAATTGAAATATTAACACCATTGAATACATTAATCGTATATGAGAAAACTGCTAGTGGTAATCCAATGCCATTATATACATGTTATAATAATAGACATAAAAAATATGGAATATGTTCATTTTGTGATGATTTTAATTGTGCATATGTTTTAATTGATAAAACACCTGATATAGAAGTATATCATATGTAACAAAATAAATAAATGACAAAAAATTAATTTTGCCATATATTCCTTCCCTCTGATGACTGTTTTAATAATCACCCCATTCCTTCGTGAAGCCTTCGTCACCCAACTTTGCTATTTCACCTTTGATCTTCAGCAACTTCTCCTCCTTCTTAAACGCTTTCCTTATTGTTTTTCTCGCCTCTATCGTGTAGGTATGCGCAAAGCCGCATTCCACTTCATAACAGAGACAATTATGCCAACAAAGTAACGTTTTTTTAGGAT